GCACTCAAACTCAACCTTAAACTGTGCTTCTGAGGTATTGGCAATCGTTTGCTCTTTCCAAGCTTGATCTCTGCCAGGAACTTCTGACCAGTGAACATCCGTTGGTACATATTCATTCTTACCCCTTTCCGCATCATGCCACATGCGGTAGAAGTGGTTCATACCGCGAGGAGTAGAAACGATGATTACCTTTGTGCTCTGTCCAGAAGAAATAGTAGGATAAACAGAGGCAAAGAAGTCATCAGCAATGTGATTCGGGATGAAAGCGAACTCGTCAAGAAAGATGACATTATAGGATCCGCCTCGGACAGCAGATGAAGAAGTAGAGTTAGACGAAATTTTGGACCCATTTTCTAATTCCAGACTACCTTTGTTCCATGATATAATACCCTGCTGCATCCACTTCGGCAAGTTCTCATAAGCAAGTTGTAATCTTCCAAGAAGATCACGGGCAGTTGATGCCTTGTTTGCTAGGATGGCGATGTTAACATTATCGTTAAAAACAGCATAGTGTAAAAGATATGATACACAAGTAGTAGACTTACCAGTCTGACGTGGCATCTTACAGATATTAAACCTATTATCATGGAAATTTTGAATTAGTTTTTCCTGAAATGGGTACATATCAAAAGGAACAAGTCCTTCATCAAGAGAAACAATTTTTATATACTTCCTTGCAAAATATACCGGGTCTTGTTTACATTTGAGGAACTCAATAACATTCTCTTCTGTAAATTCAATCGCAGTATTTGCTTTCTTAAGGTTTGGGTTACCTAAATAAACTTCACTCATAACGAAACTCCTTTTTTAGTCTTCTACATAAATGAACGACACACTGGCATTGGTGATATTACTTGAAGATGCAATAACTGCTGATATACAGTCTCCTGGTGGAACATCAATACCAATAGCAGTTAAATCAACATTAATAGTGTCACCATTAGAAACATGAAATGCTGCAATTGCTGGTGTTGATTGTGGTGCTAATGAAAACTGCCCAGCACTATCTTGAGTAGCATACAAAGATGCATTGAAGTTTGTTTGTGTTGTAAGTCTCAAATAATTTGTAAATTTTGCATTAAAATACAAGTAAATGATTGCTGGATCCTGAGTTGTATTCACAGAAGCAGTCAATCTTTGTGGAATCAAATCTCTGGTATTAATTTTTCCTTGATAGATAATTTTATTTTTGAGAGTAAGTAAATGATATAAAGTTCCAGGTGTATTCATACCACTGTTTCTGGTTGCAGTCACAGAATAAGGAAGTCTGGTATTTGTTACCAAACCTTCAATAGCACCAAGGAATGAAGATCCAGTGCAAGTTACAACACCACTTGCAGGAGCTCCCAAGTTTGCTGCAACATATCCAATCTTCATAGATGGATTATCTAAATGAGGAGATTCATTTCTATTTGTGTAATGTTCATGGTGGAAGAACATCATATCCCCATTAGTGGGGTTCTCAATAGCATAACGGATCTCACCAGCACCCAACCAACGGAAGTTGATTTGATACACATTTAGTTTTGATGGATCAATAGTAACACCAGAGTATCCAGTTCCATCCAGTTTGTCTAAGTTAAAATCATCTTGGAATGTCCAGTTTTCTGTCTGTGTTACTCCAGTTTGTTTTTTTGTATTGGTAAATGTTATACCTGCAGTACTGGTTGCATTAAATGTACCAGATTGAGCACCAAGAGATGTTGCTAAGAATGAAATCTTTGCCTGATCATATTCTAGGAGATATAAAGCATTAAAAAGTGCCTGATCTTGCAATCCTTCTGCAAGTAATGCAATGTTTGCGGCAATACTTCCACCACCTAAAGTTACCGCAGTAAAACTAGTGCCGTTGAGAGTAACTGTTACATCCCCATCTGCCAGTGTAGTGAAGGCAAACTCTTGTATATTTGCTTTACCTCCACTGGCACGAAGGACGCCAAACTGTCCATTGGTATGTGCATAACCGATTTGAAGGGCATTTTCTTGATTGAATAAACCTACTCTTTGAGTAAATCCTACTGGGTTAGAAGAAAATGCGGCAGTAAATCTTGCAACTGCACCCTGCCCAGGACGATATCTCAAAAAGTTTGTGGTTCTAATAACACCATAAGAATTAGCATCTGTTCCTGCACTAACTTTAAATTTAAAATCTCCATTTGTTGCAATACCACTATTGCTAAATGTAAATGTCTCAAACTCTCTTGGATCTAATCCATAGACAGCATCACCCTGAATCTTTGGTGTGATGGGAACTGCAATATTCTCACCAAATGCAGATTCGCCACAAGCACTTGGAGTAATGATTTGACCATATTCGTCACACCGCATGTAAACTTCATGTAGTGTTCTTTCTTGGTTTAGAAAGTCCTGTGTGTTCTTATTCCACTGAGCCATTAGTCACTCCAAGTTAATCTTTCTGGTTGATATCTTTGTGCGTTTTTAATTTTTGAAGGAGAATTTCCTGGATAAATTTGATGAACCATTGCTCCAGGATATTCTCCTTGAATCTGCTCTGCCAATTCATTCTTGGAAAGCATTTTACCTTCTACTTCAAGACGATATAACTTACCTTCCCAGACAACATCGGCAAAGAACGACTCTTGTGCCTGTTCTGGTTGAGAACCTCCTACATTGAGAGTTCCATTGAAATCACCATTAATGGTGATGCTTTCTGAGAGAAATTGTTGAAAACTTTTCATTGATCAGCACTTCCAGCGACGACGGGCTTTACAAACAGGTTTATCGGGGGTTTTAGAGCAATCAATGTTATGCATGTCTTGCTGCCCCTTAGAGCGAGCACAGAAAGACTTTCTACGCTTCGCATCCTTACTACCTGGCTTTGGATCACCAGTTACGGCAGTCTTGAGTTTAGAACCTGGATTCTCACGACGATATGCTTTGACTGCAGCAGGACTCATACCATCAGTTTTATCAGACTTATTTACTTTCTGCCAATCTTCTTTGACTTGTTTATGGCAAGATTTACCACAGGTCATACAAGGATCTTTCCCACACTTGCAATTGCAATGAGACTCTGCAATTTGAGATCTCCAATCAGAAAACTGCTCTTTCTTGACCTTTACTTTTTTAGAGTCTCCAGTCCTAAACTTTCCATATGGAGTTGGAAGTTGTTCACCATATTCTCCCGTCTTCTTCTCAACTTTATCCTGCGCATCTACATCGCCATCGACATCATAATCAATTCTTTTAACTGCTTTTTTGACAAGTTTTTTTATATCTCCTGAAGGTATCTCAATTTCTGATGAATTTTCAAAAACACTTGTGATTTTTGGATCTTTGTTAGAAACCCATTCACCTTGAGCATTTTTCCAACGCATTTCTCCACGTCTTAATCTTGGTTTTTTTTGAGTTTCTTCTCTTCTTCTTTTGTTTCTTGTTATTGCTTCACTATCTCTAACTCCACTGACAGTGCGACCTTCACCAATTTCTTCTGGTTTGATAAGATCAATGAACTCATATTCAGTTGCCTTAAAATCATCTCTCCAATTAGAAAATTCCACTGATTCTGTCTTATTTCCCCAGTTAGCAGCACCAACTTTACGGCACTTAACCAGAGCACCTGAGGCATACGCACTTGGCCAGACAGAATAACGAGACTTGACCTTGTTATAGCAGGCATCTTTCTTGCCGCTACCTTTACCTGGTTTATCTTTTACTTCTTGGATGTTCATTTCTTCAGTTTTTACGTTAGTTGGTTTGGCAGCACCAGATTTTTCTGGTTGATTTGGATCTTGACGATTTTTTCTTCTTCTTGCAGATTCCTCTTCTTCGGCACTCAAATTTGCTGCCATTTTAGAACTTCCACACTTTGGCGTTGAAGTTTGACCTGGTTGACGAGCACAAGGTTTACCTGCCCATTTGCCACCAAGTTGAACCCATCCTTTTTTGCCATCTGAAGACTTGGATTTACCAAACCAATCGTGAAGACCTTGATCTCCGGATTTTGTTTCTTCATTAGTCACATAATCTGCTGCAGTATCAATATAATCTGCTGCTTTGGTAATTTTGGATTGAACCCATGCTTGCAAATCCCCCTCACCTTTCTTTCCCATCTTCTTTTGAAGACGCTTTACGGCATTGGTCACGGTCTTTAATTCTGACCGTGCCATGGAGTATTCGTGATCTTTCTTTTCTTCACTCATTTTCTTTTTGCGACCCTGGCAGTGAGCACGTTGACTGAAACCTTTTGGGTTGTTGCAATCAATTGATTTTTTATATTTTTCTGACCAACCCATTAGAAAAATTACTCTTTATTATTTAGGAATCCCTGCTTAAGCATTTTTTGAAGTTCAGAAGTTGATCCAACAAACACTGCATTATTAGTTACATTATTGGTAGTCTTGACAGTATCCTCTTCAACATCTTTAAGTTTCTTTTGAAGATCTATGAGTTTATCAGTAGTATCAGCAACACTCTTAATTAACTGTCCAGCAACCTCATATGCCCTTGGGCTTGCTCCTTCCCCTGCGAGTTCCATAATGCCATTAATTGCCTCTTGACCCTTCTCTATGAGCGAATAGAGGTTGGCTCTAGTGTATTCATAATCTTTTTGCACATCATTACTATTAGTCTTAGCAATCTCTATTTCTTTCGCGGTAGTTTCTATAATACTACTTTGAGTATTCAATGCCTTATCAAGACCATCATAACTGCTATTCATATATCAGAACCTCATATATCTTTTTGTTGAGTTGGACTATATTCCTTAGAATCAAACAACATCTCTATTGTTTCACTAAATCCAAAATCATCTGCTGGTTCCGCATCAATTGGATCAGGAACGGCAGTATATCTCATCTCTCTTTTTGCCGTATTTGTATCCGTTCCAGTATAATAATCAACCTGAACCTTACGAATGAGACCATCCGTACTCTCTGCAATTGGTCCAAATAGATATGTTTTCGCAGTAAAGTTTAAGGTGTAAATAAGTGCTCTTCTTGTAGAAAAATTTCCTTCATAATTATCTTGGAATGATATATTATCAAGTATTATCGGAATATCTTTTTTCTCTCCTATAGAACTAACTAAATCAACCGTTAAATTAAATGATGGTTGAAAAAACGGAAGTATCTGCTCAACTATTTGTAGAGCATCATCATTCAATTTTGTAAAAATACTCAATTCGAATCCAATATTATATGGTACTGGCATGTAAACTTTTTTCAAGTTACTTCCATCAGAAGCTTTAAATGTTTGAGTTACACTCGACTTTCTTGTAGGGTCATATTGAATAGATGTCATTTCAAATGACATTCTAGGAAGAGTAGTAGCAATTGATTTTGTTAATTGTGCCTGCTCTTCTATTTTGGCAAGGAACTTCTGCATTGGACCATAAGACAAAGCAACTTTTGTTTCATCAAGAGTTGATCCATCTTTTTTCTCATGACGAATGTAAATGTTATTAAAAAGAGTACCAAATCCAACTATGGTCTTTCTAATAATTTCGTGATAAAAATAAGTCCCTAACATTAATAATCTCCGAATGGATTAGATTCTGTAAAATCTAAAATAGAATCCGCTTCATCTTCTATTTCTTTATTTGCATCATATGGATCATCATAACTGTCTGTTGAATAAGACTCGACGATATATCTTGCAGAAGAAATTGAACCTGCAACAACCTCTCCAGCAGAAAACTTACCACTATTTATTGCAACTCGTAAATTGGTAATGGCAACTTCTCCAGGTAAAACTGGAACTGTTGTTCTATAATCTCTAACTCTAGCTGTTGTACCAGAAGTTTCTCCAGTTACTACTTCATTATAGATAAATGTACCAATTCCTGTTGTAGATAATCCTGCAACCGTGACTGTTGGATTTTCAGTATAACCAATACCAGGATTTGTAATGACTATTTGAGAAATGGAACCAGAAGAAATTATGGATTCTGCGGTAGCAGTTGCCGTAATTCCAGATCCTGTTGGCTCGGAAATTATTATGTTTGGTTTTGTATAATATCCATCTCCAGCATTTGTAATATTGAAAGAAACAACGCCTTTTCTTATTGGTTCAACCGAACAAGTTGCAGCTGCACCAGTTCCACCTCCCCCTGTTATGGTTATTGTTGGCGGTTCTACATAACCAGATCCAGCATGAGTTAATAAAATTCTATCTATAGATTTGAGACCGGCAACTGAAGTAACAGTAGCAACTGCCGTAGCTCTAGTTCCTGAAGGAGGAGGTGATAATGTAACAGTCGGTGCCGAGGTATATCCATAACCATCATTATTTAAGAATATTTCCCTAATATAACCACTTCCAATACCAGCAGTTGCAGTTGCATTTGTTCCTCCATTTACTAAGACCAAAGTCGTAATATAACCTTCATCCTCCACAGTGTTGTCAATTTCATCTATTGCAGTATCGATAAGTTCATTTTCATATTCATATAATTCACAATTTAATTCATAGACATAATTCTTACCAAGTTGATAAAATGGTTTTTCCGATTCTACTCTTTTAATTTCAAATAATCTTTCACCTAATGGAAAATATATTAAATCTCCTTCTTTTGGTCTTGTAATCAAGTCAGCAAAATCAAATCCAGTAATTCTACCTTCACGGACTCCGGAAGATATACCTTCTAAGAAAGGTGCAATAAATTCTTCATAACGTTCTCTTGAGATTGTAATACTAATCTCATTTTTTAGAGATAATCCAAATTTAGTCATTATATCACTTCCTGGAGCATATCCTTCATAATTGTTCAGATATGCTTCTATCAAAAAAGTATCATCAAATTTTGATGATTGTATTTCTCTGATAATATTGTCAGTTGTAAATATTTTTCTTGGCAAATAGTATACTTCTATGCCATACATTCTTAATTGTTCATTTATAAGATCTTGTATAAGGTATTGCTCACTTTGAGAACCTTGTAAGAAAAATGGATTTAGTGCCATGATTATCCGATAAAGTCATAAGGTGGAAGTTCATAATCCATCGACATTCTCTGTAAAATGGAGGCGATTTCTTTTTCTGCATCATCATATAATTCTCTTCCATTAAGTTCGATTCCTCCAGGAAGTTTTACACCACGGAATTTAATTAAATTTTGTCCCCACTGGCGCTTTATCAATGCAGTAAGATATCTTTTAACAAAACTATCATTATAAACTCTTGTGAAATCATTGGGATTTAAAATTCTATAGCAATCAATAACTAAAAAATTGTCTAAAGATTGAGATCCCCAATCAATGTCCAAATACAATCTATTCTGTCTTTTGTTAAATCTTAATTGCTTATCTGTTGTCAGTAAATAATCTATGTCTTCCAAATACGATTTAGTCATTGCATACTGCAAAAGTTCAACTGAATTAAAATAATATAAATCATTTAAAAATAATTGATATTTGATGCTAAACATTCCTCCAGAAATGCTGCTAGTATCAAATTTAAATACTTTTTCTATACCAATTACAGAATCTGGTATTTGAATAAAATTAGAAGTTTCATAAAAATTGAATGATGTGGATCCATAACCCGGAATACTTGTTGATGTTCCTATGGTTGTTGCTATTCCAACTCCAGTTGTCCCTGATGCTTTTCCCCTATCTAGGTCATCTTGAGATATTTTGTATTTCAAATACATTCTTTCTACACCATCAAAATGCCTCTCATGAAAAAGTTGAAGGGCGTCATCTACTAAATCATCAATTTGATCATCATCAACATTTATTTCTAACACAGGAGATCCTAATCTCCTTAAACAATAATCGATTAATCCTTGTCTAGTGCTTGGTTGAGCCATCAATACCATCCTCCGTCAATTACTGATGTCCATGTAGGTATTCCTACAGCATCTGTTGTAAGAATAAAATTACTCGTTGTTATTCCTGTTGTAGTTGCTGCTGCTCCTATAAGTTTTCCTGTATCATCAAAATATGCAATGCCATTTGGACCTGTATAATTATCACTATCATAATATAAACCTTCAGTTACTGTTACAAATCCTGTGATACTTACATTATTTTTAAATGTTGAAAGACCTGATATATAAAGTTGTTGTGCAGTTACATCAGTAAGTGTAGTAACTCCTAAAGTACTGATACCACTTACATTGAGTTGTTGTACTGTTAAATCAGTAGCAGTAGTAATTCCTAAAGTACTGATGCCAGAAACATTGAGTTGTTGTGCAGTTACATCAGTAAGTGTAGTAACTCCTAAGGTACTGATGCCAGAAACATATAGATCTGTAGTTGTTACTAGTCCAGAAAAACGTCCAGTTCTCCACCTTTGAGTAGAGATACCAATATCATAGGTGTTATCATCATTTGGAACCAAATTGGATATAAATTCGCCACCAATATCAATATCATCACTAGTGGAGTCTCCAATACCAATGGTTCCTCCCTTAAATGTTACATTTCCAATAAATGTGGAAACTCCAACAACATTTACATTTCTACCAACATAAAGATCATTATCAACATATAAATCACCACCAGTAGTTGTTATGCCACCATTTGATGCTAGTGTGGTTGTTCCTTTAGATTCAAAAAGACCACTTCCAGTTATTTTTCCTGTTACATCTAATGTAGTAAGAATATCGACCGCAGCATTAATATCCAGATTAGATGCAAATGTCGATAATCCTGTTATTACTATATTTCCACCAACGTCTAGATTGGAAAGAATATCAACCGATGCATTAATATCCAAATTAGATGCAAACGTTGATAATCCAGTTATCGAAACACCTCCACCTATGTTTAAATTTTTGCCAATACCAACACCACCACTTATAACAAGAGCACCATTTGTTATAAGTGAAGAATCCGTAGTATTAGTAAAAGAAACAAGACTACTTGCGCCAAAAATAGCACTATCAATAACACTAGTGGTTATAAATTTTTCAGTGCCAAGATCCCAAACTAGAATGACACCATCATCTCTTATAGTAGAATCTACATCAGTAAGATTAGTTAATCTTGTTGGTGGCGCTGAAGCATTAGATAAAACACGAATTACATTTTGAGATCCAATTCTATCGTTTATATTAGGCATTTTACCTTGTTACTCCTGCTCTAACGAGTGCGGAACCTTCTATAGCTTTGTATTCTTTTCCATCTGCCGCCACTTTTATATCATAATTATATCTTCCAGGTTTTATCAAAATAGTTTGGGCAGCAGTCAGTGATATTGAAATAATACCAGTATCTGGATTAGTAACAGTCGTGGCAAATGAAACTGCGGTAGAGCTGCCAGGATGCTTTCTCAATTGACCTTCGGTAGTATAATTATTAAGATCCAGAAAAGAATTTGTTCTAGTATCCTCTAATTGGAAAGAAGTATCAAAATCGAAACCTTGCTCAATTACTATATTGGATACATATACTGCCATTATTTAAAAAAGAATATATCTTTAGGTATTTATATTTCCAATAGTTGGTAAAGATTTTAAAACCTCTTGCTGCTTCAAATAAAGTTTGATATAGGACTTTGCAATATTTTTTAAATCTTCAATATTTTCAATTTCATCAATCATTCTAGATTCTTTTTCATATGCAAACATTTTTGCCATAGTTTCCAATTCAATATCATTTGGATTCATTTACCAACTCCTTTAGTAATGTTTTAATTTCTTCAATATCACTTTTCATTTTTTCAATTTCTCTTTTTTGAGTTTCTCTATTATTTGATGAAATAATGTATTGATTGTAGGATTGACTGTCACAATTTATAATGGCTCCGGATTTTTCATCCCGATATAAATTTGGATGCCCTTTTACTGGTATCATGCTAATGCTATGCTCCTGAGGTCCTTAAATCTTGGTGCATGTGCCTGATCTGTTCCGGACATTACAATTTTAATTGTATATCCAACAAAACTGTCAAGGTCATTTATGCTATACTCATATTCTCTAAATTCATCTTCCAAACTAGCAGGAATACGACGATCTTGCAATCCGCTATTTTTTGATGGATCGACAACATCTAAGAATCCATCCGTATCATTATCTAAAGTTAGATTGTCATATCCTGGGAACAATTCAAATGATTGTGAAACTTCACTAGAATCTGGTTTAATTAAACTATAAAGAACTCTAAAATCAGCAGATGAATGACGATAAGCACTTAAATATACTCTAAGAGATGTTGCTGGATTTGCAAGTCTAACAGTATTTGAGACATATACTGCAGAGTGTGGATCATTGGAAATTGAATTCACTCTATTATCACTTGGATAACTTGAAATTGGTTTGTTTAGACGATTACTGATAAATTCTATAGAAGAATTATCCCAGAAAACAATTGGAGATAAATTTGGATTATTTGATTGTAAGTCAACTTTTAATGTGAATGATTTATTTCTCAATAAATTACTTAAATATGTAGTTTCATTTACATCCGAACAGACTATTCTGGTTGAAGATAATCTATTTTCTGATCCAATTTCAACAGATTCATATCCTTGATCAACAAATGAGGTCTCATTTCCTCCAACACTAGTTCCACTTACTGTTCTAATTTGAGCAGTTACTGAAGTTTGCGAATTTGGATTAATTAAGTCGATATGGGGATTAATTGCATTGAATTGTATATTTTCTGTTGCGGTTACATTACTTTCTCCACAAACCAATGATTTATTGAAAGAAAGTAATGGTGATCCAGAGGATTGAGGAGCACTATCTTGATCCGAATTTCTATTAATTGTATTTGAATCGAAGTTAGATCTATCAAATACGACATAATAACTATCAATATCATTGCTATTAGAACTAATAGAATGCTCAGTATTAATTCTTCTCAACGAAACCCCACCAATCTCATACTTATATACTTTAGTGCCCAAATCATAATCTAGTTGAATAGTTGAATCTATACCTCTTGTCAAACCTGAAATTGTATTATCAACAACTGATGTATACTTAATAATTTCATCTTTAATTTTCAAATATCCTGGATTGTTGCCATCAACTACCAAACCTTCAAAAGTTTCAAAATCACTTGCAGAAGCAACGAGTATAGAAGTTTCGCTAGTTGTTAATCGGTTTGCCAATGTTGTTGGTTTAATGTCACTAATGACATTCGAAATAACTACTTTATTTAAATCTGAATACATTCCATGATGATAATGGTCAACTTTGAAATAATTTCCAGAATAAATTCCACCGGTAGGTGTTGATGTATTTACAGTTGTTGCTGTGGCAACTTGTACTACTCCGCTATTATCATAGTATGTTAAAGTTGCAGCCGCTCCAGCAAAAGAGTCTCCCTGAACATTTGATACGAATAAAGTATTTGCTCCTGTTCCAATTCCAGTAATTGTTATTTGAGCATCTCTACCAGTACCGGAAGACATATCAGAAGTTACAATGCCAACAACATCGCCAACATTATATCCGCTCCCATAATTTACTGGAGTTACGCTGTTAATAATTCCTGCATTTGCTTCAACATCTAAGGTAAGACCGCTTCCGTTTCCAGTAATTGCAAAAGTAGAGCACTCATTGTCGCTATCAGTTACATAATTAAATCCACCTGTAGTAATTCCAACAGTAACTACGGAAGCACCTGTTCCAACAATAGTTCCATAAGTATATGGTCTCAATTGTGTTGAAATTTTTCTTCCTTCTGTGAGAATACCAATAAGAGAATCATCTGTTAAAGTAGTAATGCCAAGTTTAACCTCTCTTGGAACAATAGTCAGTGGATTTGAATTGAGAGATTGAATATATCCATTACTTACATCTAAAGATGGATTGTGGAATAATACGCTGCCGCTTGATGAAGTGAAGTTTGCTTTATGAAGTTTAAACTTCATATCTTGATATTGATTTGCAGTCCATATAGATCCATTTTGGGACTTGAAAAGACTTCCGATAGCAAACTGTCTTCCATATTTAATTGCCTGAGAATCGGGAAGATCTCTGGTTTCAATAGTTTTTTCTCCCATTTCAGCAATCCAAACTTCATATTGGTCTGATTGCGGTGCAAGAAGAACTAATGCATATTCTGAATTTGGTTCGAGAGGAATTGGATAATCAAAAGTAAAGGTTGTTGGGATAGAAGCATCTCTAGATGTAAATACTTGATCAGGATTTAAAGTTACCCTATTTCCAATTCTATTGTTTGTTGGTGTCCCAAGTTCAACCTTTCTTATTTCAAGACTGACTGTAGCATTTCCTGAATCTTTATTTCCAAAGAATACATCAACTGCTGTTAAATAGGCTCCATATGCATCATCACTTCTGATTGCAATATTTGGTGCTTGAACATCTTCGATACTCCCACCAACGGTAAATGATTGTGCCAAAGGATCGCTGTAATCAACACGAATGCTTATATTCGTAGTTCTTATTGTAAGTCTTTGCCATGCTTGCCAAATTCCTGTAGAAGTATACAAGGATTCTCCAGAAGAAATTAATTTACTTCCTGGAAGAGGAGTTTCATTTGTGGGACTAGATGTTAATTTATAAACTTTGGATCCGGTTTCAATTCTAACTGATGGTGGTGGACTTGTAAGAGGATTTTTCAAATAGAATGAACCGGATAAGAATCCATTTATATCACTAATTAATCTTAGATTCTTTACATAAGCTACGGTTCCACTAGTTTGTCCAACTAATTGCATACCCTGTACAAGATATCCATTATATAAACCTTGTGCTTGAGCAGATAGACCGGCAATATCAACATTTAAAGTTTTTGATGATGCACTATACGCTTCAGGAATATTTTCATTTGTTGAATATGGATTTGTAGTATATTTTATAGATGGATTGTTAAATGGTCCTTCTTTATGATTCGATTGTGCAACTCTAAAAGTTATTAATCTTTGTCCATCAAAAGAACCAACTACAGTTTCTCCTACAGTAAATGCTCCAGATGCACCATAGTTTTCTAAAGTAGAATCTGTTGCGATTTCGATTAATTTGGGAATGTAATCAACTCCACTATTTCCATCCAAAAATTGATAATACCTTGTTAATGGTTTTAGATTAACAACAGAGAATCCTGTATTTCTGGATCTCATGTAAGTTTCACTTCCAGAAGCAACTACTCGATCAAATCCCCACTGGAATGTACTAACTCCCCATGAACCTCCAAAAAATGTATTAGTTCGACTAATAATTTGATCGGCAAGTCTGATTGGTCTAACCCAACTATCTCTTTCGGGACTTAATTTGATATTTCCTGTATAAAGGATGACATGGAAAGGATTGACATTTTCCACTTTAGTTGCAAAATTTTGACTTATCCAGTCAACGCTTTCATATTTTAAAGTAACTGCTTCTCCTGTTTTTTGTACGTTATTGTCAATTAAGGTGTAATTATTGGCATAATCTAAGTTTTCATCAGAAATATTTTCTTGAGTGACAAGCTTCATTTCAAGACTATTTCTAGTCAATGGAGTTGTTAACTCATTATTTTCAGAATTAATTTCTATATCAGAAACGCCAACATTTATCAAGTCATAATTCTTAAAATCATCTACAAAAAATCCACTCTTGAATCTATCAAGACCCTGAGCATCTCTGATCTGTAAAGTTTTTGTATTTAACTCTAACAATGATAATGAAGTAACTCTCTCAAGAGTTTCTACACGATCTTCGATTTTTCCAATATCACGCATAGTATATCTTTTGTTATCAACTAATGTTATTTCAACATCATTTGTATCATAAAGATATGCTGGTAATCTGATGCTTGCAAGTTCCATTGCATCATCTAGACTTGCTGGTGGTTTTGGATTTACTGAAGGAATTCCCTTAACAATATTGAGTGTTCCAGTCTTATCTAAGAACAATCTATCGATTCTTGGTAAATAAAAGTCATATCCAATTAAAGCACTTTCGTTTGGCGAAACTATAAAGTTCAGAGAGTTAGCAAATCTATTTGGAGTTCCATAGAAAGGAGAACTTGTTGTTCCTGTAAATGGAGATACTCTTGGTCTAAAGTCGAGTGTGTCAGACGCTCTTACAGCAGATCTTCCAATATTAGGAATATCTGATAAAAATCTTTCTTGCGAATAACTATTTACTGTGAATAAATCTCCAGTATCTCCAGAAGGAATCGAATAATAATCAAATATAATTGAAAGTTTTCTTGATGGAGAATCTTGACCTCTCTTTCTTACAAGACGAGAATAATCGTAGAATTGATCATTTTGACCTTTATTTAATGCAAATTTATCGGTAATATTTCTATATTGTCCAGATACAATTGTTTGTATTTCTGTTTTAATATTAGAATCTTCAAATATTACAGATTCATTTGTAGAAAATCTATTATTATTCAAATATACGATACCAAGAGTATCTGTAGAAGTCTTTGTTACCACTCTGGCGACAGTATTGGTTGACCTCCCAATAATATTTTCTCCGATAATTGCATTTGTATCTACATTTGCCAAAGAACTAAATGTTATTTGATCCAATACTGGCAAATTATTATCTAAAGATTCAAGAACTGCTAAAACTTTTCCTACATCTGGATAATTTAAACTTATTTCATCATCTTGAACTCTTAAACCATATGCCTGATTATTGTAAGTCAGACCATCATTAATTGAACTATTAGCACTAGAACCAGATTGTGGATTTTTAGAAAGAACTACATTAACTATTTTGCTTCTATTATACTGCTTTGCCTTACTCTGAATACCGTTCTTTACAAAAGTTGCTTTTATATTAGAAATTTCTTTATTGTCAAGACCAGTAAAAGTTACTTCATTATTACTTAAACTAAATTTGTCTGGAGTTAAATCATCAATTGTTCCATCACTATATGAAATAGAATATCTTTCTTCATCAAATTGCTCAAACTGAGCGGTTATTGAGTTTACACCTAATGTGAAGTTGCCTCTATTTACGGTTAGAGTTCCTGATGAAGGAGTAAAAGTTGTATTAGAGTCTGCCGTAAATGAAATTACAGAAGAACTTAAATTTACTGAAGATACATTTGAATCTTCAATTTGGGCATACAGATATCCATCTTCCTCGTTTCTAATTTTTGGAACACCTAAAGAATAAGAACCAGAGAAATTACTTCCTGGATAAGTTCCACTGCAAACACCACTGACATTAGCAATCTCGCTTAATTCCATTGAAAGTAGTGATGGATCAATGGAAGATACCTTATTATATGTTTCAGTACTATCATCTATTTGATATCTGATAATATCCCCAGTTTTAATTCCACTGAATGAAGCAGGGGATCCAATAGTTGCAGTTCCTCCTGTAGTAATTTTAATGATACCTGGTCTCGATATTCTATCGAGTTGAGTATCTGCTAAGAATGCGGTTTGAAACCCAGAGATTGAAGTTGATTGATGAACAGATTTAATATCCGAAGTTTGATAAGATCTGACAGTCTTAATAGTTCTAGAAACCAATTCTGAACCATTAATTAAAATCTTCTCACCAGCAGAAAAAGTTCCTGAGGTTTGTTTAATTTGTATAATCTCAGTGTCAGACCCAGCGGAAACTGCATATCCACTCGCTCCACTACTCTTACCTTTTATGTAAGATGACTGGGGAACATCTGTTGAACTAACGCTTTGATTTAAAGTTAACTCTGTATATGTTTGTACATCATATAGATACAAATCCCAATTAGTGGATGGATTCTGATATGCAGCATCTGTTAAATTGAATGTATATACCTGAGCATCTCCAATAGTAACTCCTGCTGCGGTCTCAGTACTATTCTTTCTTTCTGATTGGAGATATACGACATTATTTTGTTTTGGAGATCCTGTTACATTGTTTACTCTTAACAGGTTACCCATTTCAAATGGAACATTTGAAATAGAGACCGTTTCCGTGGTTCTTGGCTTCTCAACATCAATGATTTCTATACCAGTTTTTTCTATATCATATCCTCTAACATAAGCTTTGCCTGGAGATAATTTAATACTCAATAAATTATCCGATGGGATATTGCCTTTATCTGTTTTTTCAGTATCAAAGAAGACACCATCATTACCTAATCTATCATTTAAAGAATTTTTTATTTTTATTTCAAATGGGGTTGTTGTATAATCTCCAGATTCATCATATGTTCTTTGTGCCAAATAATCTTTAATTATGTTATAGTTAGATTTAATATCTAACTTTTTGATTGCACCATCTTTAACTCGTAAAATCTCAATGAAATCAGTATCATTAGTATCTGACAACAATTTCTTTGTAAGAACTAAAGATATCTTAAATCTATCTGCTCCAGGAGCAGCAAAATTTGTAAATCCCTTTGCATTATCATAAAGAGATGAGTCGTCCTTAGCAGTTATAATTTCTTCATTGACTTGTAAACCGACCCTATATGAAGGACTATTTGTATAATAATCTAAAATTATAGTCTGCTTTGGAACTCTAACGAATGCCCCTCTAACAAAATAAACTCCCTCATTAATTGACGCTGAAGAACCAATTTTTGTTGCATCAGAAGAAATAGTTGTCGCAAAAGTTGTATCAGCGTTAATTGTTGTAGTTGAATATGTAATATTTTCAGACGCCGAAAGAGGTTCATTATCCTGAAAAGGATTGAACTCATAATTTGAATCAGAATTAAGATATTTAACGTATAAGGTTGGATATTCTACTTCAGAATTTGGAAGTTGTGCAAGTTGCACTGATGCACTAACTCCAGAATTTTGTCCAACAATTGTTTTCCCAACAAGTTGAGACAAATAAGTAGATATGCTAACTCCGAATTGAGTTAAGTTTAACTTAACTGCATATAAATTATTGTCAAAGGTTGTACTACCTGGAATAACTAGCGAACCTTCTTTAAAGACGTGACTTCCAAATTTCTCTACTTGGTCTTGCAATATAGATTGTAAAGTATTTAATTCACGAGCTTGTATTGGCTTTCCTGGATTGAATAATACTTTATAGTAATTTTTATCTTTAGCACCTACACCGGATTCTAAAAAGTCATCATAATATGGACTTACATTTAAATTAGTTTTTTGAGCCATTTTTTAAAATTCCAGGATAATTTTAACGTCTTCTTTTTGTCTACTGTTTCTTTCAACAGTTTTTCTATTGTCAATATAAATTACATCTCCAGACTTACTATTTATCTCGGGATTAGCAAGACCTCCATTAAACACTACTCCCAAATTAATAACTTTATTTGAGATAGTTGTAGTTATTCCTCCAAATCCGGTGTCAATAGTTCCACTGAATCCTCCCCCAGTTTTTGTGATGTTGCCAGAATCACCTTTAAACTTTAAAATAGTCCCATTAGTATCATAATAAGTTCCAATATTAGTAAAATCTATATGACCATAGGTAGATTGATTATAAAATAGTGATCTATCTTGATAATATTTAATTACTGCAGTATTTCCTTGTTCATCCAAAATATCATACGAAGCAACATATGCTAAGGCAGTTTTCCCATCAGAAGTTTGTTGTATTTTGTCTCCGGGAGACAGCGAACCACTAGAAACATTAACCTTCATAGCATAGAGTGCAGAAAACTCATTGGTAGAGTAAACTGTAGTATTAATGCCCGTTGAATCGAAAACTGTTGGATTCTTAACAATTCCAATTTGAGCAAATTTAGTATCTATTGGAAAATCTTTTGTCGAGTCATCAAATCTTGCATAAATTAAAACTTTATCTGCTCCAAGTTCCTCATAGATATCAAAACCATGCCCTTTTGACGGAGGGATAATTGGGATTAATTCTGCATTAATTTCTGGCAGATTATTTGGATCTGTTCCCAAATTTATCATTCCATAAGTATATCCCCTTCCACCAGAAATTACTGTAACATTAGTAATTTTATTATTATCAACACTTAAAGAAACTTCTCCACCAGTTCCATCGCCAACTATTTTTGCTGTATCGCCATCACTTATGGAATATCCCTTTCCTTGATTTTGGATGTAAACTTTTTTAATTTGATTTTCATTTACATCAGAATTGCCATTTGTTCTAATTGCTGAGATTTGAGGATCTGTTGATGTATCCCAATTATTTGGAACTGTAATATATTCTGTAGTATCAAACTTTACAATATCACTTGGAGAAATAGAATACAAATATTTCCAAGTATATCCATCACTCAATTTGGTTGGTTCCAAATCAGTAAAAGATGGCTCTACTGTAGATGCAGTACCATTTGTGCTTATTCCAGATGATCCATTATCAATACAAATATAAACCCTATAATCGGAATTAACCACATAATAATCAGCATCATATAGTCTCAAAGAGTTAGAGATTGGAGATGGATTAAGAATACTATAATCTGACCTATACATCTCATAAGTTAGTCCCGAAGTCCAATTAATTCTCCGTATTACTCTTCTAATATTGGCAGTCGTAATTTTTTTTCCAAAAAGCATCGTAGATTCATAATGATTTAATCTATCAATATTATCAACTGGATTTGGAGTTGTTGTATCCCAGTTACTATCTCTACCATACCCACTAGATGTTGGATTTGTTAATCCAACAAAAACATAATATGAATTTGAAGAATCATTGACAGAATCTACAAAACTTGTGGTATTTAATATTCTAAATTGATCCGTTACAAGAGCAGGCATGTGAATATTGTTTTTTCTATATTTATATTATGAAATAGGACCTATGTTTCTTAATCCTTCTCCTCTTCTTTGAATTGTTGGGAATGTTGTCAATCCTGAAGAAACTTCATATGCAGAAACTCCTATTGATATTGGAGATGCTCCTCTAGTTAAGTTGGATAATCTTCCCCAAGAGAATTTTCCAACATAGTTTCCAGTAGTGGTTGCTATTCCAACAACATTTGTTTGAGAATGTATATTGCAAGTAACAATACCCGCTCCTGCATCCAATCCACTAATTCGATAGATGTTATCTACACATGTTGTTCCAATGCCAACTATATCATCATCAGTATCGATAATAGAGGTTACTCCATTTCCAACAATAGTATCTGAAACATAAATGTAATATCCAGTTTGCAAATCGCCAGTAGTTATATTAAAATATAATGCCAAATCTGTTCCAATTCCAACTGTTGTTCCAATACCAGTAATATTTCCATCTGCTCCCTGAACAGTTTGAATATTTGTTATCTCTTCAGAAACTATTTCTGGGAGAGCAATGATAACTTGTGGTGGTTTTGTTTGAGTATATCCAAAACCAGGATTTGTAATAGTTACTGGAGTAGTTAGGGAACCATTTGAGACAGTAATAGTAGCAGTAGCAGTTGTTCCAATACCAACACCAACTCTTTGTGGGGCAGATATCTTAGCAACAACTGAAGAACCAGTATAACCGCTTCCGCCACTTTCTATTGAAAGTGATTGAATAGTTCCCGCAGCAGAAACGACTGCTGTTACCGCAGCTGATACTGGATCAGATACTCCGGAAACGATTAACCCATCAAATGATGTTGGAGTATCATATTCAAAGAACTGGGAATTGTCTACAAATATGGTGGAATCTGTTGTTGTTACATCCTTAATAATCTTAGCAGTAGGATACACCTGAGGTTCGATCGAATTTCTTGTTTTGTAAACCGGGTATCCATCAATAATTTTATCTACTTTTTGTTTAGTCCAATATAGTGGTTTGTCATTTACTTCATCAATTCCAACTCCCCTATAAAGATTTGTCTGAATTTTATCAGAATATGCAATGTCTGAAACTGTTCTAATTTCTTGAGTCTTAGTGTCCTCAATATTAATGTTATCAAATACTTGAACACTATCCCCAATCTTTATAGTTTCTTCTTCATCTACGATGAAACTGTCTGAGTAACTTCCTCTATAGAAATAAATTGCAACATCATCTTCTGGTTTTGGAGCATCTGTAAATACAAATGATGTTCCTCCTTCAAACTGATATGATTCTTTTGGTTGTTGAAGAATTCCATTAATAAAAATTATTAACAAGGAATCCATATCAATGAATTGGGAATCATCATTTGATGTATTTTTTTCGAAACTCAGTAATTGATTATTATAGAACAATGAGAATCTCTTTTGAATCCCATCCTGATACTGTTTTATAGAATCGATGTAATCTAATGTTCCAAATTCCCATGAAGAGAATTGATCTGTAAAGGTATCTAAGACAGTTAATTGGAATTGCTCCAGTGGTTCTGACAACCCATAATCAGTCACAAGACCTACAGCAGTGATAACATCTCCAGGTTTAAATCCATAACCACTTCTAACAACGCTAAATTCGCTTACCTGGAACAATGTTGAACCAATGCCTGTAGTTTGACTTGCTCCAATTTCAATATTCAACAACAATCCGGTTCCAGTTTCTGTTGTTGTTCCAATACCAAGTCTAGAAACTCCAATAACTGATAAATTTTCATAAGATGGAGAAGGTAATTCAACTATTGTCGTAGATTCATCATATCCGCTTCCACCATTAGAAACATTAAATGATAGTGTTCCACCTGCTCCAACAATAACACTAATATCTGCTCCTGAACCACCACTAGAATCTGTAATTGCAATAGAAACGGGTTCTCTATATCCAGATCCCCAATTTCCAGTTGTACCGATACCAATAGAAGTAATTGATCCTCCGGCAATTATAGCCGTTACAGAAGCTCCTACAAGAGGTGCATAACCCAAACCAGGAGTAGAACCAAGAGAGACAATCATGCCACCTCTAGGAAGTTGATTCTGGTTGACATCAGACTCAGAAATTATTTTAGAGCCATCTGTTGAAGTTATTCCTGAGAATACAATAGAACTAATACCGGCAACGGTATCTTCTTCTATTAAGAAATTATTTGATGGATTATTTTCTGTTGTTGGAGATTGGAAAATACCATTAATTAATACAATTCCACTTCCTCCCGTAGAACCCAATCCAGTTGTATTAATTCCACCAACTGTCAGTTGATATGTTTGTCCAATTCCAGTAAAGTTTTCTGAAATATTGTCATAAATTTTATTTGTAGTATAATCTTGTTTTAAGAAGACTCTGCCTCCAAAAGAAGATCTTGCATCTGGAAGATTATTATCATCTTCTTCAGATCTATTTTCCAAAACTCCAGTAGGAGGTGCTGTAAAGTGAATTTTGTTTCCTGCAATATTAAACGCACCTCTATACAGAGAAACCGTTGTTGCGTCAGAATATGTTGAGGCAGAAGTACCAACAAACTCTCTCTCAACTTGAACAAGTGGGAAAGTTCCTCCAAATGATATTGGTCCTGAGATTGAGGTTCCAAAACCAACATTAGATACTTTCATGTACTCATCACCAATTTTTAAAACGTCATTAGGAACAATTGATGAAATTCCACTCAGAGGAATAATATTGGTAGTAAATCCAATATTATTACCATTATTATCTACATTGTATTGTAACAATGAATATGATAATGGAGGTTGAACAACATTGTCAATAGAAATAATTACTTTTTCATTTTTCTTTACCATTTCAAACTCATGAGCATTGCCCTCACCAGGAGAAACAAAAGTAACCGCTGTTCCTGCTCTTTCTGTTGAGATGCTAAATGTATTATTGTTGGATTTAATAGCAAATACTCTTGATGGCAATGACCCTATTCCAGTTGCAGATTCATACTGCATAGGTGTTGAACCTACACCAACAAAAGTTGATTTTGGTCTATAAATCAATTCTTCATTTGTTTGGAAGAAATGATTCGGTATATTAAACTCTCCTGTAGACAAATTCAATTGAGAAGCATTGTTTGGATCAAAGGATTTTGTAAAGATTGGAGTATTTTGATAATTTAAATCAAAAATAGTTCTATCCAAACCCGAAAGGTATTGATTTACATTGACAGACTCTGCATTATTATTGTATTGTAATGTGTTTGGAACATTTATCTGATCTATTTCTGAATAAAATAGTTCGTTATATGTTAAAATTTCAAGATTTCCAGAAAATTCTGGATCTGGATAAAACTTTAGAGATACTACTGATCCAGTTATATCTCCACCGAATGTCCCTATTCCGCTTGTGCTTCCTATTGATAAAAATGGGTGTTGGATAGTAACAACATTGGTTCTATCCGAAATTAACATCACTTGGTGTAATGCACTTGTAGTTCCAACACCAACCTTTACGGTTGATTTGAGGGAGGTAAATGTATTTACATCAAATGATTTAATTGTAGAGGCAGCGGAAATATTTGAATATAATGCATCATAGATAACTGTTTTTTCAGACTCATCTGGTTGACCAGTAGATTTGAATCTATATGTACCAATTCCAGATGCCGTAGTTCCGAATCCAACATTTCTAGATCTAACTATGATTGAGTTGTCAGTTGTATTTGTATATTCAATACTTAAAATTCCACCACTTATTGAAGCTCCAAAAGAACCAATAAAGTTGGAACTTAATTCATCTTCATTAGTATCAAAATAAAGTTCGGAAATATTAGTATTTGTACCATCATGATCAACAAACAATTCAACATAATTCATATTATTGTTTGTGTTATCAATAATATGAATTTGTGAATGTATTGATTCAATTTTAGAAGTTGAAATTCCAATTAATGTGGAGGTATTTCCAGATCCAACAATCTTTGCCGAAGATGTTAAATCAATAAATCCAAATGACTCTGTTCCGATACCAGAAGAAAAACTTGTAAAATATGAATTCAAATATTTAATATTATAATCAGTGCTGTAAGGATTATTTGGACTAAATTTTAAAACTTTTATGTCATTCTTATCTTCAATAGAAATATCACCTATTTTAGTGTGATCCGATGTTGTTAATCCAACATTAGATATAGAACCTTTTTCAAAGGTAAATGTATTTCCATCATCATCATTTAGGACAATAATTTCATCAAATTGAACTTCAGAGTAATCATCACTAGTAATTTGAATTAAATATCTATTATACTTTCTTGATGTTTGTAAGTCATCAACCGCTGAAGATAATTCCTGTGACTGTTCACTATTTGCAAATAAGTTACTTATATCATCAATTTGTAAAACTCTATTTGTTTTGCAATATATGTAATCGGATAGTCTCTTATTTTTAAATTTTAAATATCTAGATCCACCAGTAATGGTGTCTACATCATAAACAAAATCAAAATTATTGATAGTATCTACTCTATTTTGATTTATCAAATCAACTAATGTTATTGAAGCACTTACGGAGGTTGTTATTCCACTCTCAACGTTTTTAATTATCTCAGTATCCGCAAAATTCTTAAGACCACTAGTATGGAGAAGTTTATTTACTGGACTTACAATATCTTCCCATTTTTGTCTACTCTTTACAGTATAGGATAGATTTTGATAGTAATCATTATTTGGAATGACTTGAGTATCTTGATTTAATTTTCCAATATCATCAGACCATCCAATATCTTGTCTGGTAAAATAATCAACTTCAAATCTACCAACAGACTCTTTAATGGTATTAATTGTTGCTGTAGTATAAGATTCTCTTCCTCTTATAATATCATCTTTCTTAATTTTGTAATCTCCACTGACTTTGATGGAGTTTTTATTAGATTCGGAAACTCTCAAATCCACTTCAACAAACCCAACATTAGTTTTAACTTCTAAAGATTCGCCAATAATAAATTGAGCATAGTCTAAGGAAACATTGAACTTGGGATAATTATTAAAGTTTACTATCGAAGCATATACATTTTGTACGGTTTGCCCTATACCTGGATTTGTTGTTAAACCTGAAATATCAAACTCAAGTTCTGCATTTACTCCAACTCCGCTATTAGTATAGGAAGAAACTGTAAAGAAATTATATCCATAATCTGAGGAATTAAATCCATCACCATCAGAACTGCTCTTTTCAAGACCTTCTACAAATATTTTGTCTCCGGTAGAGAATGGTTCTTCACCAAAACCAGTAGCTGGAGTCGTAAGAATACAAGTTACAATACCAGAAGATGATGCATAGAAAGTATTAATTCCAATACCATTTGTATTATTGATTGCTCTAACAATAGTATTTGAAGTTAATCCCTTTGATGAAACAACATTCGAAACTGATATTATTGAGTTTCCTGAAAGATTTGCACGCAATAACCCAGAATCATTAACTTTACCAGTATCTCCATCAATAACAATTAAATCTGGAGTTGATAAGTAATTTTTACCTCCATTAGTTACATTAATAGAACTGATAGTATATGAATTATCTAATGTTATTAACTTATCAATAGACGCTTCTGGTCTTAAAGTTTTATCAGAAGAATATTCAAATCCCTGATTAATAATTTTTACTTGATTTACCTTTCCTATAGTATCTGATTTGACAACAACATATGCTTCTGTTCCTGACTGAGATTCAATATTAACAAAATCGGGAATCTTTTTATAATTCAATCCTGGTGATATAGTTCTGATGTCAGAAACACTTCCTGAAGCAGATGATGAATTTGTAGTGTACTTTAATACATCACACTCTGTTTTTGCATATGAAACTTTTTCTGGTTCCTTATCTAATACAATATTAAAGGTTGTTGTTCCAGATCCGGAAATATTATATGTTCCAGAATAAACACTATCAACAAATAGTATTTCATTATAATTTTTTATTTCTTTATCAGCAGTGCTAATATATCCAGATTTCTCTAAGTTATAATAAAGTTTAGTAGGAATATTCTCATCATGATAAACTGTTAAAGCAGACCCTACACTTCCTGGAGTTCCTGATGCAATTACATTGAAAGTATCTGTTGAACCGGTAGAAATAAATTCATCTTTAAATTCATTATCATAAAAAACCTTTAAGTTATATCCAGACAAACTAGAGTCTGAAGTATCAAAAACTAAATTATTTCCTTTTATTACTTCTATTTGGGGAGATATTAAACGGAAATTACTTGTAGAATCACCACTACTAGTTAATGAACTAACTATTGGGGGATTTTTGGTAGAATCTAAGTAGGTTTCGCATAGTTTAAATGTGTTATCATCAATTTTGTAAATATAGTAAGATCCAATATTAGTATCAACAATACTTCCGCCGGTTGTATAAGAATAATATACTTTATCACCAGTTTTATATCCATGCGAAGATATTGTTATTTCATCATTACTAGTATCAACACTAACACCTGGATTAAAATAAGTTCTTATGCTGGGTAAGTTATGTGTAACATCTAAAGTTATTGCAACAGATGTGCTAGTCCCAATACCAACATTAAGATTTGGTTGAACACTTAGATTAATAGAGTCCCCATTTGTAAGACCATGAGAGGTTGAAACAGAAACTTGAGATCTAATTCTTTTTATATCTGCAGTTATTTGAGTAAAATTAGATTCTAAAGAATATTTGTAGTTATTATCTCCATTATTAATAAAGAATAACCCATTAGTAGTTGTAGTTAAACCAACTTCAGTAACGATTCCAATATGATCAGGAGATTTTTTTATAATATAAACATTTTGAGAATCTCCATCTGGCAAATCAAATGGAGAACTTGCAGAAGTATTTGCTACAGAAATAGAAGATGATCCTGTAGGCTTTGTTAAAGTTACTTGTTGATTTGTTTTAAATGGATGTCCGGGTAGGAAAATAGATTGAGTAGGTATGGAAATAATATTATTAGTTTGGTTGCCAACATTGTAAGTTACAGCAACTCCAATTCCTGCTGTTGTTCCAACACCAACAGATTGATTAGGGTTGAGATATACTAAGTCGTTTTCTTTTGAATCAAAATATTGTAATGACTTACTAATTGTAAATGAATCTGGAATAAAATTAACTGTTGTAGATGCACTATGAGCAGATCCGACAGACCCTCTATCAACTCTTAAAACACCTTGATTTCTAAAAATATTCAATAACGTAAAAGTATCTGATCCAATTTCAATACTACTTCCAATAGAAACATTATTTGGTATTCTTGAAACGTAAATATCAGTTACTACTCCTGCAGCAGGAATTTCTTTATTGAGAACAGTCGTATAAGATGTTACTCCTATTTGATGTGTTCCTAACAACTCTGTCAAAGTAGTTGAAAATCCAGAAATAGTTACATAGTCTAAATTATCTAAAGAATGTCTTGGAGATACTTTTACCTTTACACTATCTTTATCGTTCCAAACAAAAATTGAATCATTGTATGGTAAAGTCGTTGTTTCAATTGATTCAATTTGTTTTCCACCAATTCTACCTACTTGTGCTATTAAACCGCTACCCCCTGTTTCAGATTCGTTAAATTGAAGAGTATCGCCAACTTTATAATTGTCTCCTGAGTTTATAATATTAAAATTTTCAATAGATCCCTTAGAAACAGATTCTACATTAATATTCTGCTTAACAATTTCGTTTGATTCAATAATAAAATCGTTCTCAGCATTATCGGCAGAAAGTTTATACGGAAATGTATTACGAATTAAATTCGAATTATTAAAATCAAATGATTGACTTAAATCTTTATTTTCACTAACAAAAGATGATCTATATCTATCTCCTATGAAGTATGGAAATACTCCTACATTATCTCCTTCGGCATTTTCCACTGCCGTGGCAAAGTAAGCATATGTTCCATTGGGAAATTCGGGTGTTACACAATATCTACCATTATATTCATCCAAATCACCAATATTTGTAAACTTGTAATCTTCTATAAAAAATCCAACCTCACCAGTAGAAGATTCGGAAGGTCTATTTGGTATATTGCTTAAACTCTTAGAATATCCTGAAACCAAACGTTTAGTATCTGATTTAATATCTTTTGGATTGGAATATCCAAACGCACCATAAATTGGATTACCGTCATAAGCCCAACCAATAATTGGAGAATGAACTGGAGAAGCGTCTGTTCCCACATCTCCGAGTTCATTTTTTATGACATCTCCATATCCGCAAATAGAATACTGAAGTTTATTGTAAGAAGAAGATATAATCTCATTTGCTTCAGCATCTGTACTTGTAACGTCATTATAAAAAATATTATTATTTACATTTAATGAACGAATATTAGCATCAAGTAATGCTCCACTACCTGCAGATTTTGCCTGAATTATTGTATTTGATGTTGAATAACCTATACCACTATTAACAACAATAATACTATCAATTTTATTATTGACCAATACTGGTTTTAACTCAGCTCCGGTTCCATTTCCACTGACAATAATGTCTGGTACTGAATAATATTCTCTACCTTTACTTTGAATAGATACTCTTTCTATACCGCCATTTGAAATAATGGGAATAAATTGAGAATCTTTTCCATTTTTTATTTCAATTGTTGGTTTTTTATTATAATTTAAAATAGTAGATCCATAATCAGATCCTTGATCATATACTAATGCAGAAACAATTTTTCCTCTTACGATAGGTGTAGCACTGATTGAACCTCTAAATTGCGTGCTACCTAATCCAACCGCTCCATAATTTACTTGAAGACTAATATCTGGATAATTAAAAATTTGATATCCGCTTGCTCCAGATTCTAATCGGACATATTTTTGTCTATCATAATTTGTTTTTATGGTTCCACCTATTCCAGCATCAGATACTTTAAAAGTATCATCGTCAATTTTAGTTACATAATATTGATTTGCCGAAGAAAGACCAGTAACAGCAGATGTTTCATATGTATATGATACTAACTCTCCACTATTAAATCCATGATTTTTAAAAGTTATTGAATTTTTTCTATTTTTTGGACTAATATTTGATGGATCGACATAAATTTTTCTATTTTCATATCCCTCTCCACCATTAATAACTCTAATTTCTGATAATGTATTTTTTACTTGAGTTCCAAACTTTTGTATACCCAAAGTACCAGTAGAAGTAAATCCTACAGTATTAATACCAGACTTATAATCACCTAATGATTTGTAAAGTTGAATAGTATTATCACTTATAAACTTAGTGTAATAAGTTACATTATTGCTAAGGGTTTCTCCAGTACTATCATTCGAACCATTAAAAGTTCCTATACCTAAAGCAGAAACTCCAGTTCTAGCAAGATAAGTAATTGGCTCTCCATCAACTAAACCATGAGGTTTTGTAAATGTTATAGTTTCGTTTGTAACATCAACACCTCCACCATTAGATAATTGTGCTGCATTAAACTCTATTTCCCTACGTTTTTTTCTAATAACAGGTTCAAAAGATGCACCTTTACCATTACCACCTGTTAAAACAACCGAGACTATGACATCAATATCAAAATCTTGTGGTTCTACTAATATTTTTTCTACAGACCCTCTTATTGCAGGTTGGACAAGAGCAGTACCAGAATCGACGGAAAGAAGTGGAGGATTAATAACATCGTATCCAGATCCACCAGATAAAACATTAACAGACTCTAAAGGACCATAATAAATTTTGTTATCGGTCTTATAGCTTGTAATTTCGACTCCATTGACTAACATTCCAATAGAACCTGGAGTTATTAAATCAGATTTTCCATCGCCCATATTGACCGATAATGGAAACTTCCTTAATATTTTTTGAGCTGATATAACTTTTTCTTTTTGAGATTTGAGAACAAAATTATGAGTTCCTGGGGGCAATATACCAAAATATTTGTATCCAGAAGTTCCTAATGTGGATCTAGACTCGTGCAATCTTATTGAAAGATTGTCGGATAAAACCTCAACAAAATACGATCTTTCTGACAATCCAGAAATTACGTTTCCAGTTGCAGAGTAATAGACTTCCGATCCAGTTTTGAATGAAACTTTTGACGAAAAAGTAATCGTTGAATAAAGATCAGTATTTGTATTTTTTCCACCAACTCCTGATGCATTATAACTAAAAATATTTTTAGTTATTTCATATGATGGTAATGAATTTGATGCAACATACATAAACTCATCATTTTCATTATAAACATTTTGAATATCAGATACTATAGAATTAAATTCTAAATTAACATTTCTCGATGAAGAGGACTTTAATTTTCTTCTAATATCATACTTAAAACCATTTTTAAGTACAAATGACTTTGATAAAGAAATTGTTCTTCCTGCAATCGATGTGATTTCTAAATCAGTTTCTTCTTTATTTTGAGAATTTCTTGAAAGTATATCTACTACATCACCTACCTTTAAACTTGATTTGTCAATATCACTACTTAAAGTTACTTGAGATGTTTCTCCAGATGAAAAACTATTGATTTCATACCTGGAACTTGTATTATAAATCCAACTATTTGCAAATATCTCTTTATAAGTTTTATTATCTATTGGATTTTCAATTATTTCTCCAAGATTTTTTACCTTTAATTTTTCATTAACTGATACTGATGACTCTTCTTTTCCTGAATTATACTCAGATATAACGCCAGTTAATCTTAACTCTACTTTTTTTGTAATGTCTCCATTTTCATACCCATAATATGTTTCATTAGAACGAACTATAGATGCAGTAGGAACATATTCTGTAATGTTTGAACATCCAAAAAATTGATTTATAGACTTACTTGTATAAGTTATTTGATTATTTCCTGCATAAAGTGTTCCGGACTCTGGAAAACCAATGGTGCTATCTACCGTAATGACAGTATCTGTAGTCAGGATATCGTTTATATTTCTGCTACTACCTGTAATATTAAATGTGCCAGTAGTTGTTGGAAATGCATCATCAAAACCGACAAAAAGAAAAAGTTTATAGTAAGTTTTTCCTTTTCTATTAATTATTTCAACTTCAGACACTGGTGCTGTACTGCCAGAATCTGTTGTTTTAATAATAGTTTGCCCAGCAAGATTTAAGGGATTTCCTGATATTGCTTCCGCAACTACTACATCTCTTCTGATGTATGTAGATGAAGATGGTTTATTTAAAAACTTTTCTAGATCAACTACCTTTGGAGTTTCTCCATAAAGAACATTAAACAATATTCTAAAGGACTCTTCTGTTCCTTTAGACTCATAAAAAGTTCTAGCTTCTTTAATAAAGTTGCCAACGTTTAAATTTTCAGTGAAATTTAAATTTTCTAGTCCCGGTGTTAAAGAATATTTAATTTTTTTATAAAATTCCTTCAAAAATAAGGAACTTAAATTCTGAACAGGAGAATTTGCATCATGAGACGACGCAGATGATGTTGAAAATATGAGGTCTTCTTGATTTAATTCTTGATGATAATTGGTAATTCCACTAAAACCACGAACACAACCAGTAAAAGTTGTTGTAGTTGATCCAGTGTAAGTAATGATCTCGTCATCAATTTTTATGAGACCATATTTTGATGGAAATCCTTTTGTGCTACTAACACTAATCGTACTATCATCTACAAGAACTGCTTGTGTTGTTGTAGAACTATCTACTATAACCTCTGGTTTGAACTTATCAAGTTTTAAATATTGATCAAGATTGTCAATAATATCGACAACGCCACCTTGATATTCTTGAGAGATATAGTACTGCTTTAAAAATTCGGCAGTTTTTGGACTTTCATCTATAATAAATTCTGGGAGTTGATTGTCAACTATTTGCTGAATCTTTATTCTAGATTCAAAACCAGCTTCGATCATGTTATATCCTCTTTAATTCCCCGTTTGAATAGCTTGATCTATAATAATCAGTTCTTGAAAATACTGTTCCTGATATATCATCACCAGATGCAATAACATCTTTTACCATATTTATATTGCTTTTGCCAATGCTGAAGGACAAATACAAATCGTTTAAACCAATGATATCATTTGATTCTGGGAATGCTTGTATCTCCACAATATCACCAGTTAAAGATGTAGATGTAATGGTTACGGCTCCTATTAGTATTTCTCCCGTAACATAGTTCACAGTACCCGCTGACTGGACCACAACTGGTATTGAGGAAGATATAGTACCATCTGCATTAGAGATTGTTTCTACGTCCTTTACGATAGAAATTGTGCCTGTTCGGAGGTCTTCATTTGGAGTATCAGTAAAGTATACTGTACTGGTTTCTCCTAAAACTTTAAATCCGGTAGATTTAATATTTTTTCCGGCAGGATTTGCATGAAATTTATTTCCAAAACAAATTTCATATTGCGTTGGAGAATTGACTTTAACCTTCAAATCCCTTCGAATTCTTACTTTCGTAATATTTGATGTTATAGCAGCATCTGTTGCATCTATGGTTCTAAGGACTTTACTATATCTAAATCTTCCACCAAATGAATTTAATTCCGATGATCTTGAATATGCGGTCAATGAATTAATAACTCTAGATTTTAGATCTTCGACACTACCTACCTGAGAAGAGTTATAATATATTGATGAATCTAATTCGACATAAAGTATTTTTGCATCGATGATATCCGCATCAATGCCGGAAACCGAATATAATTTAAGTTTATTTTTTATTTGCTGCTTATTAAAATCTGAAACATAAGTACCACCTTTTGGTTTAATACTTATAATTACCTTTCCAAATTGAGGTGGATCTAATTCCTCTCCACCAACTACGGATACGGATTCTGCGTTTGGAAATATTTTTGATTTAATAATTGTCTCATAGTCCCCAGAAGTTACTGCTCTATATTGAGAAGCATACAAACGAGGAGCAAAATTGCGAATAGAATCTATAGATTCAATATCAGAACCATTTTGTGAACTCTGAATAGTTGTTATAGCACTGACTGTTGCAGTATTATCATCAGTGAATGCTCCGGCAAAAGAAAATGATGATGCACCATTACCTTCTTTTCCATTTGTCACAATATAAGTGACGGTAATTACCGAATCATTTTCTAATTTTTTACCAAAATATCCATCACCAAAAAGAAGTTCATATTTTTCGTCTTGAACTTCTTGAATTAAAAACGTTTCTGATGTTGAATTAACTTGGAAAATATTTTCAATTAAATCATACTTATTCCCATTTCCACTATCATTCGGACCCTTTACATAAACAACAATTGTTGAGGTGTCTATAAATGAATTATCTAATACAAATCTTTGATCTAGAGATCCATCAACTGTAAAAGTTTTCTTTAAAAACGTTCCTTCTTTGATTTTAACATTATTAAATGTTGCAACCCCATTGGATACTGTTGCCGTAATATTTTCAGGAACAGAAAAAACGTAAGAACTTTCTCTAAGATTACCTATACAAACTAGACCTGCTTGTATAGTTAATGTATCAGTTCCACTTGTTGTTGCCGTAAATGATACGGTTGCCTCGGATGAAGTTCTTGATGAAGGAACATATCCAATATTCCTTGCAAGAGATACTACATTCTCTCGAACTGTTGCCGAATCTAAAAATGATTCATTGACGACCAAATTCGAATTAAATGCAGTAATGTAAGTATTATATGCTAACGTATCGATCAGAACAGAAAAGTTTGAACCCTCAAAATCAAAATCCGTGAAAGTAGAATTTGCACGGAGATAATCTTTTATTGAAGTCTTTATCTGATCAAAATCTAGATTTGTAAACTTTGTAAAAGGCATTTTATCTTGTTGCCTCTAATATGAACGTAAACTGTTGTGTTGGAATCTCTTGTCCAATAATATTAAAAACTATTGTAACCTCAAATTCATTTGAATCTGGAAGTACTTCCACAGAAACATCAACATCTTCAACTCTTGGTTCATAATTTGATATTGCATTTAAAATTTGATCCCGAATGATAGACCCGGTTCCAAAATCGGCAAATTCGAACAAACTTGAACGAACTTCTGATCCTAAATCTGGATTAAAAAATCTTTCATTCGGGATTGTTTCTACAATATTGCGAATTGAGCGACTAATTGCTCTTTCATTTTTCAGAATTGGCAAGTCTTTCGTAATAGGATGAGGTTCAAAGGACAAACTAATGTCCTTAAACGCTCTTGATATGCGAGTTATTGCCATCAGACAAGGGATTTTTCTTTATTTATAGCTATTCGTGCCATCTTTCAACAAAATCATCAAACCCATTTGCACCACCACAAGGTCTTGAAAGACGATTTTCTGGTATTTGATACTCTTTCTTTAAATCATCGTGCATAACTTCCTGCAAGACCTGTTTTGGTGACAACGAATCATAATCTGTAACCAATTTTGTGGTTCCCCACATCTCTCTCATGTAGTTTTTGTTTCTATCGACTGGTAAATTCGACATTTTAGCTCCTGATTTGTGAAAATCAGAACTTTTAAAGGGGTTGCTATCCCTAAAAATTATTTATTTTATCCAAAAACCTTTGCGATAATAATCAGAATCACTTATATATTGGTAATTTTTCATATCATTTGAAATTTCATTGTTCCATACCGGAATTGCCTCATCATTTCCAAATCTAAAGTCGGGATTTTGCCTAAAATGAACCTCTATAAGACAGTTTCCTATGAATTCGCAGTTAATCCATTCATAATTACCATGCAAATTCTTTAAAATGTTTGGAAATTCTATATCTCTTTCTATTTTTTGCCATTTTTTCCACTTATAAAGAGGGTCTTCTTCATTACGAGTTCCTATTACTGATAATTTTTGCTTCTGGTATTGATAATCAATACTTATATGTTCTCCATTAAATAATTCACACCAAAATTCACCTGGATGATAGTTATCAGTATTGTCATGAATATATTCAATACGAGCAAATCGCCCCATACCCAGAAGATTCATACAAGGACGGATAATATAAAAGTCGGATTCGGGGACTTGTGTTCCAACAGGACCACATTTATATCCCAAAACCCGACTTAAAATTAATTTATTATAAACCCAAAGGTCATGAGGATGAATTTGATTCCATTCTTCATTTCCTTCTAGGTACATTTTATTTAACCTTTACCTTGTCCCCGATACCTTTTCTTAGCCGAGTTACGAGAACTTGCGGACAATTTTGTGTGCTTCCCTTTTCCTTGACGAGACTTTTTAGGTTTGGCTTCGACATAATTACCCTTTCTCATAAAACCAGTTTTTGCCATAATTTTTTTACTCCTTGTAAATTTCAGTTTCAAGTTCCGAAGGATCCGGAGAACCAGTCTGATAGTATTCTACCGCAAGGTCCTCCATTACCTCAAAATATTCAAGTTGACCTAGGTTTTTATATATTCTGTCTCCTTTGTACAGAATATCATAACGCTCACTCATTAGATTACGCGAGTCTTTTCGTGCCCCACACGAACACGAGGATCACACCAAATCTCAAATCCTGCTTCAATGGCATCCAAACAGAAGGATACATCCTCTCCACACATATCTTGAACCTCTCCAGACTCAAAAACTTGCATCTTCGGAGCAAACCATGGATACTTCATACCCTCATTCTCAAAGACTCCGTGCTTGATGAGTAACCACCCAAATCCTGTATAATCAACAGTAAAAGGTTTGCGCCTCTTGGAGATGCTCTCGATGGTTTCGTGATTCATCACACCTCCATTGTTACGGAAGTCATCCTCCTCCAACCAATGAGCAACTGATGTTGTGCGACCATCTTCGGTACAATACCAACCAGCGGCAATGTCCTTATCCATTAATACTAACTGATAAAACTTCTCAGTATTAAAAACAATATCACTATCAATCCATAACTGATAATCATATTTTAACTTACCGTCCCAGGGAATTTGATTCGGTCCGCGCAGTACATTAGCTCCAAGACACTTGCACCTTGCAAAGTTGACCATGGAGGAGTAGTCCTGCGAGATCTGAATGCTTGCCCCGCACTGTACAAGATCAAAACAAAGTTGTACAAAACTCTTCAAATACGTATAAGATACTCCGCGCCCTGGAAGACAAAAAACAATACTCTTTCCTCGAAGCATCTCTTTTGCCTTGTCATAGTCCCATTCTTGCTCTTGTTTCGCCACTGTAGGAGCGGCTGCTTTTACTGTAAATCCTTTAGCCATAATAGAATTGAATTACTTTCGAATCATACTGCATTATGTATACTCTGTCAAGAATCTGTAATATCAGTAATGATAATACAGTCATTCTCAACTTCAATATTAACTTCGGTTCCTTCATACCACCCCTTTTCATCACATATCCATTCGGGAATCTTTAAAAAATACTCCCCACTTACTGGATCAATCTCTATAGTCGTAAAATTTTCTGCGCGATTTTTTTGCATCTCCATTAAACCTAGTTGTTGTTTTTATATAGCAAAAAAATTTTTTATGTGCCTTTGAAATCTTAGAGGATTTTGTGTTGTGGAATTTTGTGTTCCTTTGAGATCTTGGAGAATTTTGTGTTCCTTTGAGATCTTAGAGAATTTTGTGTTCCTTTGAGATCTTAGACGACATCGTAACACTTTGTAGACTCTGGGGACCCATGGATTTTAATATACGGGGGGGCGAACCCCCCCGGACTGCTGTAACGAACGAATGAGACTGCTGATCAGGCAGCAAAGGTCTCAGGATATTGGCGGGCGATCCGCAGCACCTGCTGATCGATCTCCCACTCAGTGTCGCCGGGGCAGGAACGATCCAGGACGCGGAAGCGGGAAAACTTCTGCCCAATGGAATCGGCAGAATGCCCGGACTCGGGGAATGCTGCCATGAAAGCAGAGACGACGGCATCGCGGTCGCCTTCGGTTGCAAGGTAGCGGTCGGCGATGAAAGCAGTCTGCTCTTCAGAGTAGGGCACTCGCTTAGAGGGCACCGCCATGGCAGCGGCAAGAGCGGCGTCCATGAGTTGCCGCCCCTTCTTAAAGAGCAGGCGCTCGGGGCGGTCCAGATTGGTCAGACCATACCCGGCAACATAGGCGGCGTTCTGCTGATAGAACTCCAGAGCGTTGCGGTCGGAAGCGGTCAGGGTTGAGGTCATGAGTCGGTTTGGGTTCATTTGACTTGAGAGAATTCTACAGGGTCACCATACATATCGGGGACCGATAGCGTGACAGTTCACCCATTGTCCCTTTGAGGTGTCGCCGCTGAACCAAAGCATCTTCAGAATGGCGCGGCGTGAGACGTGGGTGTGACGGTGCTCAGTCAGAGGGGTGTTAAACCAGCGGACCCGTGCCGTTCCCGTGATAGGGTTCAAGCGGAGGGTCCAAACGCTCTGAGAGTCGCTGCAGTCGATTGGATAGCGCATCGGGTTTCCGTTTGGTCCCCCTATCCTATCAAATCAGGTGCCCCCTGCAACCCCTCTCAGGCAAGTCTCATGAGTCTCTCAGAACTCAATCGGTGTCGTGGTGATAGCATCCAACACGGAGAGCAGTCGCTCACCATTCTCTGCTTGAGACAGGAGTGCAATCATGAGACCAACGGACATGAGAAAAATGTTAATGAAGGACAGTGAGTTAATGTTAGTTGGGGGGAGAATGTGTCTCCCCCTGACTGATACTATCAGGCAGCAACCTTGATAGTTTCCAGATCCTTATTGCGGATGCTGGTGTTCACAAAACGACCGACAGATTCCTCTGCCTTGATAACGTTATTCAGTTCATTCACGAAACCGCTAACATCAGCGGACTTGTAGTCGTATTGGCGACCACCGTTGAATTCGATGGTGACGGTATCACCTTCGGTAGCGATGGAGTTGATAGCGGAAGAAGTGAAGTTGGAGATCATGTTGATAATAAAGCGATGGAATGTGATGTGTTTTGAGCGGGATGCATCACCCCCGCTGAGGTTATTAGAGAGGGGAAGTTTCCCACCCCTCAGTGATAACGTCAGGCAAGCAGAAGGTCGTTGGAAAGTGTGCCCAGTTTCATAGAGTTACGAAACTCAGTGACAAAGAACTCAGTGCCATTGTAGAGACGAATGAACCAATCGAAGTTCTTCTGAAAGACATGTTCTCCTGCGATTGCGTGCTCTGAGAGAATCGCATTCAGACGCGATTTGGTGGTGGTTGATTGATGCCCACCGTCCCAAAGGCGGACGCCAAAGTCACCGACTTCTGCAATCTTACCACCGTGGAGATACACTGTGGAAATGTTAGTTTCAGGGTCGAAAGTAACAGCAGTGTTGCCAGATTGCCAGTTGATGCTGTTAGAAATGGCGGCGTTCATTTCCTGTTCGATCTTACGCATTTGGTGTCGTTTGTGTGACTGAAGTCACTATAGAACGGATGGGAGGGGTTTGGGGGAAATGGTGGACAGTCCCCCGACTGTCATCAACCGATCTGTTCGTGACCTCCATTGACTGCGGATTGTTCCCACACATGGTAGAACATATCCCATGCCCACTTATCAGCAACAAAGGTAGAAATGTCTGCCTGTTCGCATACCCAATCGTATGCCATATCGCAGTCGGCGTCCATCTCTCCCACGAAATCATAGAGACCTTCGATTGCACTGCGGAAAGCAGGATTCTCAACGGCAGATACAAACCACTTACCGGTTTCATCATCTTTGATGATGTGATTGCCCTGCAGAGAGTGAGTGGCAGTGAAAGACATTTGGGTTGAACTCCCGACGACTTATGTAATATACACCAGATTGGTGCCTTGTGGGGGTTTGGTGGACAGTTGCCCAACTGGTCGGGCAGCCGCCCAGTTTGTGTTAGAAACTGGGCGACACAGTTAGTGTTACTCAGGCATCAAATCATTCAGGATTTCCTCATCATAAAGGTCCACAATCTCTGCCTTAAGTTGTTGCTCACTGATGTCATCAAAGTTGCTAACCAACAGATCAAATGCCAGTTGACACAAATCGTCCAGGTCCATGCCGTCAACAATCATGTTGGCATAGTTCTCTTTCAGTTGCTGAAGTTTCTCTGAGTTCATGGTGGTGTCAGTCATGGTGTTTGTGTGATCGAAGGTGGAAAGGAATGCCATCAGTAATCGATGTTGGAGTTGATGTAATCTTCTACGTTGAACTTGTTATCATCTTTCTCCCATTCTTCCTTGTAGTCGATGACATCGAAGATCTCACCGGAAGCATCTTGAATCTCAGACCAGAGTTCATCAAACATGTGAATCAAATGCAGATAGAGTAGCAAGCGACAGAAGAGGGAATGCCAGATAAACTCAGTTTGTAGTTCATCTCTTCAGCGTAATCATACGCATCCTCGGCATCATAAAAGGGTCCAATGTATTGAGGTTCGCTTAACTCATCAGAGTCAAACTTGACCATAACATTGAGAAACATGGGGTTGATCCCTGAGGACTTGATCAATATACACCGGATCGGGTCCCGGTGCCGGATTAGTGGACAGTTGGTGGATCGTCCACTCGCGGCCGCCGATTCTCAATAGTGGATGTATATTGAGAACCGGAACGGTTAGTGTTAGAAACTAACACATCAATAACCTAACCAAACTAGAAACTCACCAGCATCCACTCCCATGCTCCAATCCTGTTGGATTCCATACTCTTTCACAAAGTCATCCAAAACATAATGATTGCGGGAAACTGCCTCAGCGACAGCATACGAAATGCAACCATTCTGATCAGCAGTGTCAAGCAAAATTTCAGAGAAAGTCATTTTTTAAAGTGTGAATGTGCAGAGGTTAGTGTTACTAAATTATCACAACTCCCACAGCATTTCATTCATCTCATCAGCATCAATTGCAGGGTCATTCCATGCAACGTCGTCGCCAGTTTTTTCAAGATAGCGACCTACTTGCCCGTGCATCATACAGCGGACAAACTTATCCCAAGGCGTCTCTAATCCTTCGCGGAAAGTCACACATGCTTTCGCAGTGTTGTAGAGAAATCGATCATTTTGAATCCAAAGGGCAGCATTCCAGGTTTCCCAGTTTGCCCATCCGTTGTAACCTTCCATTGTCGAATTCCTGAGGACTTAGATACAATAAACGATTTTGGACCCTGTGCCCATTTTGTGTGCCACTTAGGTGATCGTCCACCGGCAGCCGCCGATTCTCAATAGTGGATGTATATTGAGAACCGGAACGGTTAGTGTTACTAACAGAGACTACTCAGGTTAACATGAACCTCCTCAACTTTGTCCCATGCATCATCAGGAAGGTCACCACATTGTGCTTCCATAAAGTCACAAACCATCTCCCAATCTGCATCAAACATTTCAACAAACAATGGCAAAGATTCCAGAGCAGAGTTGAACAAATCTTCTTGAGTTTGAGTCATTTTTGTCATCATGGTTTCAGAGAGTGATGAGATCAAGGTTCAGATTGTTAACACAATTCACACCAGCGTAATACGCATCCAGGAAGTTATCGAAAACCTCAATGGTTTCAGTTACTGAGTGGCGAGGATTGACCTCTGTACGAATAGCAACTGCGAACACATCCACAGTGCCATCATCAGTGTACTTTGCAGAGTGAGTGAGAATCACATTGTCGTTTTCCTTGAAACGATAAACCGAACGGGTCGGAAGGTGATGTGCAGTCAATTCACTGCCAAAGTAGACTTCTGCTTTCCAACCTTGAGAGAAGAGAGACATTTGAGAGGTGTTTTTTTCCATGACCCTATAATGGCACAGAATCGGGGGGTTTGGGGCGAATAGTGGACACTTGCCCAACTGGTCGGGCGGCTGCCTAGTTTCTAACACTAACCGTGCGTTTAGTTAGTGATACTTTGCGGCGGCCGCCGATTCTCAATAAGAGATGTATATTGAGAATCGGTACGGTTACTATAAAGAATCAGAGCGCACCATTCTCATTAACTTTGCCCCACACCAGTTGGTTACCATAAACACCCGCATAGTATGCACCAAAACTCACACCCATGCGCTCATCATTGTTGTCACAATTGCGGGTAAGATTCAGACCAAAGTAGAACTTGTCGCCAATCTGATGAGGTGTGGAAAACTTAACACGGCGCAGTTGTTGATATGCTGCTCCGATAATCACCGCGCAGATTGCACCAATGGTCATCAAATTAATCCAGAGTTGTTGATAATCAAACTCCATCACATCATCGACGAAGTTGATAGTTTGTGCGGAGAAAGTGCTGAAGTTCATTGTTAGAAATTGTGAACGATTTGTGGGAGAAAAATGTGCCTTTCCTCAACCACGAACTAACAATAACCCATCACCGGGGAAAATGGGGAAAATAGTGTGCAGTTCCCAGATTGGCACAATCTCATGAGTCTCTCTTCAAGATCATGTGCCAATCTGGGAACTGGAAGTTTAAAAGATGTCTGAGTAATCCTTGATGCTAACATCAACATGCTCATCACCTTCGAGATCTAGAATATCATTCCAGTCTAGATCTTCGGGGCGAAAGTCATCATAACACTCAACGTCGAGAGTAATGCGTACGTGGCGCTTTGTGTGCATGAGCATGTATCTAGATGCGATGTTTGCGTATTCTATCATGCATAATGCCTGTATGCAAGCTCGTTGTAATCATATGTATCTCGTGCATAATCCTCGTCGAGATCATATGTATCTTGCATATTATATGATGAGTGTACGCCCATCTCGTCGAGATCATATGTATGATCTTGTGCCTGAGTATAGTCGAGATCGTAATCGTCGTAGAACATGAGAGTCTCGTCGAGATGTGTGTTTACTTTATAAGTATATGATGATCTCGTCGAGATGTCAAGTGTGAGTCTCGTCGAGATCCATAACCATTATTTATAAGTCTCGTCGAGAAAATGTATGGGTCTCATGATTTTTCGCGGCGCGGCACTTGACAAACTGCGCGTCTTATGATACGCTCGCTAAACTTGCATCAGGGAGGGACCTTTTCATAAGATATAAAGCATAAGATCTGGTGGTTTCAGAAGGTTTTAATGAGGTTTATAAAGCATAAGAATGAGGTGCTTTATGAGAGGTTTATGAGGTTCTTTATGAGTATTAAAAGATACTTTTCCACAGGATAATAGAGGTTTTCCACACTATTATAATACTTTTCCACAGGGTTGTGGAAAACGAAACAAAACACTAAAACATATTTAAAATATCTTTTTAAATATAAAATTAACCAAATTTACCTCTTTTTAACGTATTCCAGGTCTTTCCAATCCTCTGGATACACTACAACCAAACATCTTTCATTCCGATGAAACGTTGCATCATTGAAACTCTCTTCACTCTTCTCTCTTACCATAATCTCAAGAGTTAGATACTGTTTATGTTTATCAACAAAGTATATCCAACCCTCCATATGTTTGTGCTTTACATAATGATCTACTTGTGGCGCGTAGTGCTGATCTTGATCAATGTGAGGAACTTGTTCCGGTGGTACATAAGTCATCAGTTATCAAGTACTGCTCTCATTCTTTTTGGAGAATAACCAAGATTTAAATATTCCTGCAATTGTTGATCACATTGTTCCTTTGTAAGTTTGACTGCATCATCTGCAATCAGTTCCCAACCAGTAGTACAGAACTCTTCAATACGATACAATTTAATTTCTTCTGTCATGTTGTAAATACCTCCAGAATACCTGACTGATAATCTTCTAACAATTTAAACTTTTGGGCAGTAAGAATCTTTTCCATGATCTTACTTGTATATCCTTCATAACTATTCAATTGTTCTTCATTGACAATAGTATTAAAAGCATCATTATCATTCTCTGCAATAAGAGTTACCATTCCACCATATTCTGATTGTGGAAAGGGAACCCAGTAATCAATAATATACAAATACTTCATTCTACAAAATACTCCATTTCTCCGGTTTCAAGATTGAGGGCATGATAGTCATACATATACTCATCATACTTATGACCAGTCAGATTTGTGTACTGTCGTTCCAATTCACATTTAACTGATATGAGTTGATTGTGTATATAACTCTTCCATTCATTATCTTCTGTCAAATGAACAACATTATCCATTTGTAGAAGAGCAGACATCAACTTGTCCTTTTCAGTAAGATGCTTCATGATCATACTTTTGAGTGTTCTTGTAAGAGATGGTTTCTAAATGAGTATGAAGTTTATTATAAAGAGTTGGAACTGATCCGTGTTCTTTGGCAATACGATTCTCTTCACTCAGTTCTAATGTTTGAAGTGCAGATAAGAGTATATTAATTTCATTGGAGTTAAGATTCATTATTGTTTCGTACATGTGTCTCCTCAAACATTGTATCTATCTTATCAACAATCATAGCATAATCATTTATTTCATCTTCTGGTACAATGAAACCTTCTGCTTCGACTGCATCACGAATGATTTGTAATTCTTTCTCAGTAAAATGAATCATCATTTGATTTGTGATTTGTAAAAGCGTTGAAAAGCAGTAACCAGAATAATCCCAGTGCTAATAATACCAAGTAACCCCAGAAGAGTAGTGCCATTTCCGGCAGAGAAATCGTAAGTATTCATTCGTATGTATGTGTCATAGGGCAATCAAGATGAGTATTTGGTGGAAGTGTGATACAGACACGTTGTAATCGATCCGCATAATCTTCGGAACGAATGGCAAAGAATACCATGTTCACTCCAAATACAAAAAACAACAAGAGAAAGAAGTAATCAATTCTTCGAATCATAAAGTTTTGCAATGCGATACTGATCAGTTGCAGTCTCTTTATCATAAACCTCTACAATACTATCATAAACTTCCTCTTCTGTCATCTCTTTCATCTCTTCGGCAATCTTTAAAATTGCATACTCAATAATGGCATCTTCTTCCATTTCATCAACAAGTACAGAAGCATAATTCTCCTTGAAAAACTGCAGTTGGTTTGGAGTGAGTGTCATAATAATTCAGTTGGGAATGCGGCGGACGGATTCGATGTTGTGTAGGGGAAACTCTTGATGAAGATGTTGAATACAATCATCCATATCAGTACACTCCTCAACAGTGGTGAAAGTGAACTTATCGGGATTGGACTGAAGTGAAAGAATCACCTTAAACGTTTCCATGGTAGTAATCATTTTGGTTGGGTTTGGTAGAGAGATCATACAGGCACAGTTGTATAAAACAATCCTGCTGCTTGCATCATCTTACACAATGTCAATTGAATCTCATCCAACTGTTCCTTCATATCAACTTCATCTCCCATCAGTGCCATAAAGTCAACAAAGTCAAACTCTTCCAGATTGATGGTATTGTCATGATGAATTGGAGCGCAGAACAACTCACCTTCTGTACAAACAGTATAAACACAACCGTGCTCCTCAACAGTCAAATAAACACCAGAAAATTCAAGATCGGTCATTTGCTTTGTCTGAACTGAAGTTATTATAGAATGAATGGATCCGATTTGGGAGTGGGAATGTGCCACTCCCTGAACTGGCATCAGCAGTAGACAGGAGAGTAGTCAGAACCCTGGTATGCTTCCAGGTTGAAGTCGGTTACAGTGGCACCATTTGCAAGATACTGATTGATGTCATACATTGCATCAGACTTCACACGAGTGGTGAAAGATGTCATCTCAGTCTCTTCACCCTTGTGCCAGATGACACGCTTTACGAAACGCTTACCGGTGCCGACGGGATAGAAGTCGATCTGAGTGGCAGAGGTTTGAAGTTGCATTTGGGGTTGGTTGCTTATGTGCTTATTATAGTGCCGACTGGGGCAGAGTCAGATGCCGAGTGGACAGTTGCTCAACCGTCCTTCATAAAAGAGTCCAGATCAACCCTTGAACCGAAACTATAATCGTATTTCAAAGAATTTGCGCAAACATAATGCGGATGTTCCGTACTTACTCCCAGTCTTTCACAAAATTCTGAATGATTATCCTCCATAAGTTCAACTGCATAGAGCATGTAATTCAAAACATGATCAAGATCATGATATTTGACCAGTTCGTCGCGGAGAGCGATCAGAAAGTTGCCGCTTCCCGCAGAATCGTCCAAAAATTTGGATTTGGGATCTTTTAGACTCTCTTCTGGTATGGATTGAACCATTTGAATACAAATTTCCATTGGAGTAAATACTTCTCCCGTAGAATTGATTCTTTCATCAGATCTCTCAATCTTAGATCCAACATTCTGATTATGTTTGTTTCTACTCATTTGGCATATCCGGGATGGTTTTGAATAGTTCCTTACTATTGACATTTGAAATCTTATTCATTCGAACAAGATTTTTAACTTCTTCGGACAAAAGATAATCTCTCAAACGTTCGCTTTCTTCAAGAGAATTGGTCTTCAAACAAACTGCCGAACTACTAATCGAATGTTCATATTGCTTGACGTAAATTGCTCCAAAAGATTTCTCCGTACCTCCGTACTTACTATTCATAATGACTCCATGTTGATTTACGCAACTGAAATGCTGAGATTCATCAACCATTGTTATAATAGGACCATTCCCCCTAAATCCTCCCATAGTCTGAACCATAGGACAATTTCCGGGTTTTAATTCATGTAGAAAAACATCCCCTGTTTGATGACGATATGCCATGTTATTGGATACTTCAACAACATAATCAGGATTCGTCAACTTGATACAAGTCTCTTCATTCAAATACATCTCCTTGACAGTACCATCCATAAAGGTAATCTTTGTTGGTCCCCTATAACCTCTCTTCCATGTTGGAATACAAGTTTCAGTCAAAGAAATGGTGGGAAAGGTACTCTCTGGCAAAGCTTGAAGAGATATTAATCCTCCCTCAGATCCTCCAAATAACTTCTTTCTAAATGCAGAACCTTTCTTTGCAAAAAATTTAGAACGAATAATCATGGAAACATAACTACTTCGCTCCATTGCTCTTGCATAAAAAATACAATCTAAATCCTTGGATCCTCCACCGGAAGAAGGTCCAAGAATAGTTGATGGATCAGTATAGGGAGGATTACCAATGGTTGCAGTAAAGTCCATTGAACAATTATCCCACTTATCAAAACTCATAGTATTATAACCCTTTTTACGAAAAAAATCAATATATCCAGGAAGAGTTGCAATGACTGTTACTTCTCCTCGTTTGGATAAGTTTTCAATGTCAGACATTGCTCCATTTCCAGGTTCTTTTACAAGATATGCAAAACTTTTCATAATCAAATCGAATCAATCAAATTGAAATCAAATAAATCTGTTGGGTGATCACAACTACCAAATCCAAAATATTTGTATTGCCCTTCGGATGATGCACTCTTGGTTAGAATCAAATTCATAAAAACCTCAGGAAGATAATCATAAAAATGTTCAAGAATCAGTTCAGGATGAATACCAACCAAACTGAGATAATCTTTTACTTTGTCGGCATCAGATGAAATCACCATCATAGCATCCTTGAAGTTATTTGAACCAGGAGCAAGATAGTAAACATTTCCGGCAGTCTTGATAATCGAAAGAATCTTTTCCTTGAATTTCTTGATTTTTGCCTCATTGGGATCAGAACTTTTTTCGGAAGAAGATTCTGTTGAAATATAACTTTTTGCCGACTCAAGAATTGGTTCCCATTCTTTTTTAGTCTCGCTGAAACCACCTGTCTTGACTCCTTTTAGGAGATTATCAAGATCAATATTGGCAAACATTTTATCCCAGTCAAGAATTGAACTTGCCATGTTCTGAAGATTCTCATCAGACATTACATACTCCGAGAAATCAGAAATAGAACGCCTTGAGAGATAACCATACTCATCCTTGCGATAGAAGTTTACCAATCCAAAGACACGACGAATGGCATAATCAACATCTGAAGAATGCTTCTTCAGACTAGAAGAAATAAGATCAGTTTCAAAGTTAGAAGATCGTTCAGTATTGAATGACCAATTAATAATCAGACCTACTTTTTTTCCACAACCAGGAGTAAAGCAGCGTGATGACTTTTGAATGGCAGAAGACATCGAACCACCATCAGAGCAGTTAATGACGGAGATGATGTTTGGAATGGAGAAAGAACGAGCACCCATAGAGCAGGATACAATAATTGTACGTTCTTTATCACTATTGTTTATCAACTTCTTGATCAAATCTTCTGCAGAGCGATTACTGTATTCATCACTGTGTAGAGCAACCCAGTTACACCACGGAGCAATACTCTTACCCAAGTTGATAAAATTATCTACATCTGCCTTGGTTGTTGGAATAAACAGCATAACAGCGGGTTTTTCAATAGAACCATACTCTGATTCATACAAACCAAATACGTCTTGATTTGTATCTTCATCACAGAGTTCCCGCTTGATAAACTCTCGCTGAAGATGACCATTACGCTTGGAAAAGAACTTAACCATGTTAGGTCGATCTTCTTTACTCAAGTTATTATGCAAATCAATAAAAGTCTGATTAGCATCCAAAGTAAGACAATCAACCTCTACAAGATTGTCAAGTTTAGATGCCCAACTCTGAGGATCATCACAGCAAAATCCTCCGGGTTCAAACAATGGACCCTTACACCGTTTTGCCTCCAATAGATCCAAATAAGAAACTGTAATAGGCACCTCAACTTCATGAGATCCAATCAGTGCTTTTTCAATATTGGTGCCAGTAGCAACACAAACAAGGTTGATACCAGAGTTAATAAACTGTGATGCAGTCTCTCTGCTGGATGAAGTCCATGCTCCAAAGTCTGCCTCATCAATGATAATGAGTTTTTTATAGACTGATAACGCAGAAATCAGCACAGGATCAATCTTCTCTGCATCAGTATGCAAGGATAAATCGATTAGTACACGCTTGCCTTGAGAAATTGCTTTCTTAAATTCTTCGTATTTGGGTTTAATGACTGCAATATCAGCAGTAATATCAAAACGTTCGTTAACTGCGGATACAAAAGAATTATTTGCTGCCAACCAATGTGCGGCAACTATCATGACTTCAAGACCAGAATCTTTGAACAAAGAAAGTGCCTGAAGAGTCTTGCCAAAACGTGGAGCAAGGTTTAGAGGTTGAGTAACAGTACGAGTGCCATCAAAACGACTAAGAATAACACTATTGACCCATGCCTGATGAGGGCGAGGATCAAAATACTTATTGACCTTTACAACTCCATTCTTGTAATTAAATAGTTCCTTCTCCGCATCTTCTACGGTAATATAGAACCATTCACGTTCTTTGCGACTCCTTTCATAACCCAGAATTTCAAGATATTCATGAAACTCCCGATCACCAAATGATGTATAGTAACTACCCTTCTTATCTAAAGGTAAAGCACATGCAGTAGTGTCCTGCTGTTTAATACGCTCATCAACTACTTTTAATTCTGTGTCACCAATCTTGAGTTTAGGAGTCTTTCCTAAGGCAATTTGGTCTTCATACCTATCGGTGTCAGAATAAAAATAGATTTGTTTGGTCATAATTTTGGATTACAAATGAAGAAGTTGTACTGTTGCCCATAAGTGTCCTCTGCAATTTTACAGTAGTATTGAGGAGGTGGTTCTGGCAATCTATACAATGTTACCATCGCAATGATTACCTGAATAAACGGAAGAATGAAAACAATTTTGTCTCTCATGTATTAAGAGCAGTTTTCATACCAAGCAGTTTACCATAGATTTTGGCATAAAACAATCGAACTGACTTTTCTTCATCATTCATGATTTGATCCTTGACTAACTCTAACAAAGCATCAATCTCATCCCCCTGAAGATCAGGGGGAGTATTTCCATAGTGTTCTGTAACTTTCATCTTAATCAACCCTTTTTAAAGGTCAGGTAGAGATACTCACCTGCCCAATCAGCATTCTCCAGCAACCACTCACGTTGCTCAATGATTCGCAGATCATAACGAACACCCTTGGCAGGTGCTTTGAACGATGCAGGTTTGTAGACTTCACCAGTCTTCTTATCAACAAAAGCATGGACAGAGCGAGAACCAGCACCAGTCTCCATAATGATTTTGTGATACTTACGACCACTCTCAATATAGAATTTGTAAGGATCAGAGTTAGGATGAGACTGCTTGAAGTTGTCAACCAGAGCATCACACAGCATCAGAGTCCACTTATGAACATTCAGTTGAATGGTGTTGCGGGCATCCTGCTGGGCACAGAAGTCAGCAAAGGCGTTGGCGTCGGCACACTGGGCAGCAAAGTCGATGGTCATGGGTGGAGGTCCCTTTGTGTATGAACGTATTATAGGGGCATATGGGGGCGTTTCAGTGCCCCCTTTGCCACTCAATAAAGTGGTTTGCGAACAGGTCGATCAAACTTAGACATTTGATAACCTTCGCGGATTGCCTGAATGATTATGTTGTCATAAGAATGAGAGAATAATGGAATGTGACGATGCAGCAGATAATCTTCACAATCTTCTGCAAGTGCTTCTTTTTCGTCGTGAGTCAGAGTGTTGAGATCAATCATACCAGTGCTCCAGTAGGGATTTCGATAACCTGGGCAAAGGTATCGCTCCAGGTTTTAGTATCATAACAGAACCACTCACCATTTTGGAAGATATAACCAAATTCTTCACCATTCTTAAAGAACTCAGTCATGGTTTCGTCATGACGAGGAGGGCAATCTTCGCCGCGAGCGGAGTAATACAGGGGACCAACTTCGGGCAGGGTTTCATTGTTCCAACCTGCATCAGTCCGAGCACAAGACATATCACCACCATCAATCAGTTCACGAACTTTCTCAATGGTATCATAATGAGTGCGAAGAATGCGACCATTGTAGGCAGGATAACCATTATAATGACAATAGACAGACACAATGCTGCCATCAGAGAGTTGGAGACCAATGCGTGAGCGGGTTGCCATGGGGTGTTCCCTTGATTACCTCTGTATTATAGGGCATTAAAAAGGGGCATCGCTGCCCCTTGTGCCGCTTATTCAACTGTCACACCTCAAGTCGATGGTGTCATTTTTCCTGCAACATAAGCAACGAGACCCAAAACTCCAAGTGTTAAAAAGATTTCCATATTTGTTTTTAAATACAAATTACATTACTATTTAATCAATTTAGTATCGTTATTATACCAAAAAGTTATCATTTATACCAAAATATAAAGAAAATGTTATGTAATTCTAACAATCAATCATCATATACTCTACATTCCATTGCATCAGGATGAGTGTCACAATACAACTCTAATGAGTTTGGATCGTGTTCCTCTCCAGGATGATGTTCTTTATAAACTTTGAGTGCTTCAAGTTCTTCTTCTGTGTGTCTTCTGCTTTGTGGAGAAATGGTTGGATCACTCAAAAGTTCTTCATCATGTTGAATGTGTTGGTCGATGTTATCCATTTTTACTTAAAATGTCCTAATAAGAGTATTTATTTGTGCTGATCACCCATTCGCTCTTCCATATAGTCAAACATACTATCAATATTGATAATACTTTCGATTGTTACAATCATATCAGAGATATGCTTTGAGATATATGGTTTCTCGTTTCGTGCGGCAGAAACAAGAGCATTACGCAAACAAGATTCTGCATCTCGTAGTGATTCTTCTGTTTGTTTGGATAATGCCATCAACAATCTCCTCCTGTAATATCTTTATCTTCCCAAAACTTTTGAAATGCAGGATCCATACTTTCATACTTATGAGGAGGAGTTACGACATGAAATTTACGAAGAAGTGCCTCACCAGCATTCAGACATGCACTATGATACTGATTTCTCTCCTTGATTGCAGATACAATCGTATTATAGATTTCATCCGTAGTTGCATCAGAATCCAGAGCATCATGGATCCATTCATTCAAATTGCGAAGAGAATAACTCTTGTAATCTTTTTCATCAGGTTTCATTTTTTGTCTCCTTTCATGAGTTTTTTGACCAATTGTGCTTTTTCCATGAATGGACTGCTCATTGTAACCCATCCATTCAGTTCTCCCATAATATCACGATGAATATCATGAGCAGTAATAGACTTATCCGTCATGTATTCGGTGATAACATCAGCAAGAAGATCCCTGCGTTCATTGTAGTAGGATTGCTCACTTGTCGCATTCATAGTCTTTGATTGCTTGTTCTATGATAACCTGAAGTTGCTTACTTGTCAATCCATTTAACCATGCCCAGTTAGGATCTTCTTTGTCCCATTCTAAACTAAAAGACCTGTCTTCATTTTGATGTATTTTGAGACTATCATCCATCATTTTTATGTTGCTTACGGACTTTTTTGAGTGATTTAAGTTCTTCTTTGATGGATTGATATGCCTCTTCTGGAGTAATCCTTCGACTCATTTCCATGGCAATCGCAAACTCTACTCTGGTGCCAAAGTGTTTGAGTGCTTCTTCAAAGTCATTCAGTTCTTCGTACATTTTCCACAACCCTCATTTAAAGTATCTATTCGCATTTCAAGAGTATTGATAAGATGACGATATTCTTTCATAATAATCATCATTTCATTTTCAAGACCTTCCACACGATATTCAAGTGCTTTGATCTTTTTCTTCAATTTTTGGATCTTATCAACGTTGGAAGGGTAGACAGGTTTCATGGTAGGACGCAAAAACCACTTAAAATACTTTGTAAATCTATTCATAAGTTTTGACTCTTCATAAATGAAACCGAATTAAACTTACCCTCGTAACCTGCAAGTTTAAGTTTGGTGTGAGATGTGTGGACTTCGGTATATTCCACAGTATATTCTTTTCCTTTGGTAAGAACACCATTGGGATCGGTATTTGCTCCCCAATTTACCATTTCAGGAGAAGAACCAATGTACTTTACAGTGTCACCCTTTTGGATTCGCATCTTTTTCAATTGATTTTTGAATTTGTTGTGCAAGTTTGTAAGAACGTCTCCATATCATATACTTTATGATAGGATTTCGTGGATTATAAAGTATCCACCATTTGGTTTTGGCAAACCACAGTTGGGCAATCTTACTGACAAGAAGAAATGCCTGAGCAATATTCTTGTCAATGGTGATGAGATAAAGTATCAAAGCAAATAATAAAAACCACGCATAATAGGTGGTTTCCATTACTTAAATTCCTCATTTCTTCGTGTGTCAAGATAGGTAATGACTTCATTACGCCACTCCATTAACTCATGGAAACATTTTTCTTCATGAGCATAAGCACGAAGTTCTGGATCTGGTTTTAAAACACTTTCATAGAAGATAAAGAATGCGTCTTTGCGTTTAATCTCTTTTTCCGTCATAGAAAATTCTCCAGAGATGAGTTTGAGTTTTTGGTCGCCTTACTACTCTTACTGATGTAAGACTTTGCCGTCTTCAAATTATTAGAGACATGAACTTGCTTTCCATTATGTATAATAACGAACTTATTTCCCCATGGAATAGCAGCCCATGCTCCATCTTTCGTTACATAACCATCAGGATCTCCAAAAACTTCATTTAAAAGACTTGGATTTGGTATGAATGGTTTCTGAAACTTCATTTAAAGACACCAGTAACACTTACTACGGTTGCATTTGGATTACGTGCCAGTGCTACTTCGCGTGCCTCATCATAGTTACGAGCATGAACTTGCTCTTTAAAAGTTTTGCCAGCAACATAGAGAGTGACTTCAATCAGCATTGGATTTCCTCTTGGATAAAGTTAGTATAACAGAAAAAAAGAAAAAGATGGTATTTTTTTATACCATCTTAAGATTCAGCGCTTGACGACGCTGACAGCAGGTTCACCCTTCTCAAAAACCACATCAACGACTGCCTGAACCTTCTTAGCAGTGCTGATACCCACAGAATCGTAAACGGGCACACAAACCAGTCCAAAGGTCTTCTGAGACCCCCCCAGACGGATCACGCGACCGATTGACTGGGAGATGCCGATGTAGTCCATGTTCCGCATGAACAGGACTGCTTCCAGACCACTGACATTGATACCTTCTGACAAAATAGAGTGATGAAGCACCACAAACTTCTTGGAAGGATCTTTACCCCAAGCATTCAGAGTCTCAAAGAACACCTCACGATTGACTTTCTTACCGTCAATAATACCACCAGTCTTGGCAGTAATAGTCATCCAGGAGTAACCCATGAATGCAAGTTCGCCAATAAACTCAGACTCACTGAGAAGGCGAACAATCTGCTTGGTAGAGCGAGCACAGATCAAAATCTTATCCAGAGAGTTATCCTTGATAGTCTCCAAAAGATTCTCTGCATCGCGTTCTTGAATGAGTTGCTTACCCTTGAGCATAGGAAGTTGCTTGACAACAACCTTAGGAGGAAGAATGTAACCACCCTCCACCAGTTCGGGAGCACCAACCTGACAGATTACATTACCATAAACCTCAGGCATGTTCATGCCAGGTTTTGCAATAGTGGCAGAATGCTTAGGAGTAGCAGTGAAGAAAAAGCAACGCTTAGCGTTAACAGAAAAATACTCTGTCGCGCCAAAGAAATTGCGCTGAACACTATTATGTGCCTCATCAAAGTAAATACAATCTACCTCAATACCTGCCTCTTCAAGTTTATGAAGGGAGTGATAAGTAGTGAAGATGATCTCATGCTCACCAGCAGTCTTACAGATGTTATGATGAAGTTGAATCTGATTGACTTTGGTGGTGCTGAAATACTTGGTCTCACCACTATGAACGTGCATCACATTGATGCTCTTGGAAGTAAACTCTTTGAACTCAGAGCAGAGTTGCTCTGCCAGAAGAATACGAGGAGCAACAATCACAAACGTATGACGCTTGGTTGTCATCTCCATACAAGACAAGATGTCCTCAAAGATACACATAGTCTTGCCACCACCAGTCGGGATGATAACCTGACCTTTGGCATTGTCCCACATGGCGTTCACAGCACGCTCTTGATGGGGGCGTAGAGTGGTCGGCATAGGGATCAGGGCGTCTTGCGTTGATAAAGTTATTATAGCATCACACAGACGCCTCTGACGACCATTGTGACGGTTTACTTACTGTCCAACAATGCTTCCAATTTCTTGATTCTTGCCTCTTGATCCTCTATCTTCTTAACAAGTTTGGCATGATTCTGAACAGGACCAAACTTATAAGTAAAACCAACTTTACCGGCGAACTTATCAAATCCTTCGGTCTTCATTTCTTCACCAACTAACATCGAACCACCAAAGTTCAATGAAAAGTTATCATTCAGATTCGTGGCACAACCTAAACCAACAGCATACTTATAACTATGCGTACCACCACCTACTCCACAAGATACAGGAGCATCGGTAGATGTCGAAGGAAGAGAAGACATTGCAACAGAAAGTGCGGTTGCTCCAGATACATCTTGTCTCAGATTCTCGATTGCCTTTGTATTCGCATTAATCTCATCGGTATAATCTTTAACCTCTACACCTTTAAGAGAATCAATTTCTTTTTTATTCTTATTAATCTCTACGAGATTTGAATCTGATTGTCTCGTAGTCTTAACAAGATCTTCTGTAAAGATTGCTGTATTATTCTCGTCAGCACCAAGATAACGATTGTCAACCATTTGTGCTTGTGCTGCTGATGAAAAAGCAGTTGCCCCAAGAAAGGCAACTGCCACTAAAGATTTAATTCGATTCATTATTGAGTCAATAGTTCAGAGTTATATAGTTGGATTTAATATTTACTTAATATGACCTTCAAACCCAACAAAGGTATTCTACTGGGTTTTGAGTGTTATGTCAAGCACCAACTTGACCTTTTCTTACTTCAGAATTATCACCAAATAATGTAATTGTGGAACCAGAAATTAGCCTTACTGCATTTCCAGGACTTCCAACAACTTCTGGTTTTGTTGTTGGCGTTGTTCCATTTGTAGGATTTCCAGTTCCTGTTGGTGCTGGAACAGTAACACTATGACTACAAGTGCTTGTAGACATAGTACCATTGACACCATCACCACCTTTAGCACCAAGAGTTCCTGTGGTTCCTGATTGATTCCAATCGCCTCCATTTCCACCAGTTCCTCCTCTACCGCCATCACCACCTTTTCCAGAAGTTGCGGAACCACATCCACCACTTCTAGTATCTGTTTGACCAATTTTATTTGTCCAATTTGTAACTGCTGCAATACCCTGTAGAGAACCAGTTAGATTAGAATATCCTCTACCATTTCCTCCAAGACCACCCGGACCACCTAACCCAGGAGGACCATTACCAGTACAAAAACCAGAAGTTGTAGTATTGGAGGTTCCATAATTAAAACAAGAAAGTCCACCTTGCCCTCCATTACCTCCACTACCACCTTTTGCTCCTCCACCAGACCCCGCATAAAGTTTTGAACCAGATAAAAGATTAATATAATTATTGGCACCAGTGGAATTGTTTATGGAAAAAGCATCACCACCATTAAGACCATCAACAGTATTATTACCAGTCTGTCCACCACCTAAACCACTAGAACCATAAACATTACCTGCTATAATATATGATAAGTTATTGCTTTCTGATGTCAATGATACTGATGGAGAGGTAGTATTTGAACCTATAGTTCCATCAATAAAAAATATTTTGCGAATACTCTTATCTAAATTACCATTCCATGAAAGATCATTTATTACCACATTTAAGTCATCATTAGTTGGTGATGATGCAGTAGATTGTTGAATATAATAATATTTTATAGATCCTACAAACTGGGACAATTTCCAATTTGTGGATGAAGATATTAATGAATTTTCTGTACAGTCAGGAACAATAGGTATTTTTGCATCAATTTCACTATATTCTGTGGGGTTACCATCGTTGGTTACTTCTTCTTTCTTCAATAATTGTGAAGCGCTTACAGATCCTGTTTCAGCATCAAATAAACTACTTTCACTATCACTTTGACTAAAATTAGTTTTGGGATTCATTTTAAGAAAATATTTTCTTAAAGTTGAAAATTTAATTTCTGTTCCCTCAGAAATATTTGGACCGTGTTTAGATGGAGATGAAATTGTCATTGCTTATGTTTGTTTATGAATGGAAATCAGTCCAACCAACCCCAGTGTATCCTCTAAATACACCATCTTGACTATTAAAAACTATTGAACCAGTTGATGTGGACATCGCTGTTTGCTGAGCATTGGTTACGACTGGCACAATAAATTGAGGACCATTGGCAACATTGTTGAATTGAATAGTGCTTGATGTCGAAACAACACCATCAATATTCATGGTGCCACTCACAGTTAAAGTATCTTCAACAGTTACAGTTCCTTTTGTAGTAAGAGATCCATGTGTAGTTACATCAGATGATGCTCCAAAATCTACATCATCCGTAAATGTCGCAATACCACTAACATGAAGTTTATGTGTTGGAGATGACTCATTAATACCAAGATTACCATCATATGTTAAGGACAATAATACACTATTATCTTTCCCATAAATCCATCTAAAGTTTCCTGTTGTTCCTGCTCCAGTTCCCTTATGAATAATGGTATCAATATTACCAGTATCATAATTGTAAAGTTCTAAATTCTTATTATGAAATCTTATTTCGGCAGAACTATTACCTATTCCAATAGAATTTCCAAGACCTATTTTTGCTTTATCAGTATCAGAAACAATTTCTAATATAGAATTACCACTTCTACGAATTTGAAGATCAGTTGTTGGACTATTAGTCCCAATACCAATACGTGAACCTGTTCCAGTTAAATGTAAACTACTAGTGCTTGTTATAAGACCAACAGATAATGAAGTTCCGACAATGTTGGTGGCAGTTAATAACCCAACATTAATATCTGGAGTATCTATTAAACCAGAAGCAACAGTAGCAGTAGAAGCAGTACCAGTTAAATTGCCAGTAAATGTGGTTGCATTTACATTAGTTACACTAATTGTTGCTGGCAAATAACTATTATCAATAGTTCCTGATGAAATATTACTTGCATTCAAAGATGTCAAATTAGCACCAGAACCATAAAAACTGGTTGCCGTCATGATTCCTGATGAATTTATATTTCCATCTGGACCATTAAGTGTAATACCTTCTCCTACTTCAGGATCACCTCCAATTAGAAGCGAATACTTATTATTTGCCTGAGTTGTTCCGATACCAACCTTAAGTGTCGTAGATATTCCACTTTGAGGATCGGAAGAACCATCAGCATAGTCTATAATCCATGCCTCTGTAGAATAACCTACAATTGATGAAAAAGTAACTCCCCCAACAGAAATTGATGTTGCCGTAATAACACCAGTAATATTGGCATTTGTTGATGTTAAGTTATCGGCAGTTGCAGTTCCTGCAAACAATGTTCCGGTTGTAGTTAAACCAGATACTTGAACATTTCCAACTACATCTAAAAATTCTCTTGGTATTGATGTTCCAATACCAACCAGACCATTAGAATTTACTATAAAATTATCTTGATCAACCTGAACACCATTTCTAATGTTAAATGTTTTTCTAAAATTATTTGACATCTTATATGGTTTTTAGTTATTTATCTGTTAATTTTTGTTCTAAGCTCTCAACTTTTCTGCTGAGTTCTTTGACTGCTTCAATAAGTAAAGGAACAAGTTTATGATATTGAACTGACTTATATCCATTGGAGTTGTTTTTAACAATTCCTGGAAGTCCAAGTGCTTCAACTTCTTGTGCAATTACACCAGTATCTTCTCCTTGATAATTATCAAGATCCTTCCATTCAAAAGTATTACCGCTAATAGACAATACTTTTGCCAAAGGATCTTCAATAGGAGTAATATTATTCTTCAATCTTTCATCAGAAGAAGAATAGAATGCTGTAATATCATCAGTGACACTTAAGATACCGGTAATAGTTGTATTTGTTTGAATAGCAACGGTTGAACCAGAAACTGCACTTAGTTTGAGATGTCCAGAAGAAGTATCAATGGTGTTATCATCTGTAATTGCAACCTGAACGTTCTTAAAATTACCGCTCGCAACTGTAACGGCACCTTCAACATTCAGAGTTCCACCAATATGCAAGTTTTCTCCAATACCAACACCACCGGCAACAATAATATCACCAGTTGTTGTTGAACTTGCAGAATTATTACCAGTAAAGCGATGAACACTTGAAGCAAATGTTGGTGCCTTGAAATTTATATTTTGGTTAAATGTTACCGGACCATCAAATTGAGAAAGAACCTGAGCAGAATCTCCACCTTCAACAAGAAGTCTTTCCTTGATGGTAACTTCATCAAATACAACACTCAATTTACTTGGATCATCACCAGTTATAGTTGGAACTGGAGTATCAAATGTAGTTTCTTCGCCAGTTGCGGATGATTTTCTTTGGTTTCCAATGAAGAAATCCCCATCATTATTCATACCAGTGTAGGCAACAACACCGCAGGAACGTTCTTGTGCCTGTGAAAGGAATTCTTCTTTTTCAGATAGAGATTTATTTTGAACTTGAGGTAAACCGGTTGAATAGTTTCCTGGACCATATCCAAGATATTCAAAAGTATGACCAGATGCACGAACATAAGATGGTCTACGGAATTCAACTGGAAGTGGAGATACCTTTCTTATTAGAGAATTTGCATCATGAGAAGAACTTATCGTTCCTAAAGCACCACGAATTGCCGTTATGGAATTAGTATTATTGCTACTTGCAACTCTAATAATCTCGCTATCAATTTGAATATAAGTCCCCAACTTAAGTCTTGAGGCATTTGCAAATGAAATGGTAGTATCAGAAGAACTAATTGTAGATGTTAAAGTAAACTTATCCCCTGAATAGAAAGTAATACCACGAGATCCCAGATTCTCGTCCCTGATATCAGAAATCCCTTCATTGGCAGATAATCCGTGCTTTAGAATCCAACCACTTGCAGCAGAAATGCTCTTATTTGTAATAGATGTAAACTCTGTTACGCTCTTTTTCTCTTTAACTATGAAATCTCCAAGATTATTATTACTAGAATCTGTAACTCTAAATTGATTTCCAACTAAAAGACCGTGCGCAGATGAAGTTGTAAATGTAGATATTCCAGAAGAAGAATCTAAAGCAGAAACTGAAGTTATTTGAATTGCAGGTCCAACAACAAATGCATATTGATTTGTTGTAATATTAGGATCTCCAGAAGTTTTTGCAACGGAAACTATTTTCTCAGAATCAACAGAAGTGATTCGATAATAACCATCAGAGGTTGTTCCTGCACCAGTTACCTGAATAACATCATTAACTGCATTAGAAATACCAGTCGAATATACTTGAAGAGTTCCACCAGATCCAACACCATTTATTTGATCGAAATAATATGTTCCGGCAGAATAACTACTTCCAGCAGAAACAATAACTGGAGATCTATTTTCTGCTGGAGATTGTGTATTAGATATTCCTCCACCAGAAACAAAAACTTTTGCAGTTGCTCCACTCCAACTTGTCAATCCAGAATCATTATAGAGTTTTACATTATAATGATTGCCGGAAGGATAGGATGTTCCTCCATTAAGAAGACTTCCAGTTTGAATACCAGAAAGACCATGATCTAGTGTAAATGTTATTTCACCAGTGCTATTATTAACTGATGAAATATCAAGACCCTTACCAAACTTTGTAATTGCAGTATCAATAGTTTCTCTGGTAAGACTCTTTTTGAGATCATTAGTTACAACATCTCCAAGAGGAGAACGTTTTGCAAATGTCTTTGCTGCCTGTGGATTTGCATTTATATTATCTCTATCCAACTGAGGATAGAGATCAGTTGGCAATTGACTAAATTTTAAATTAGTAAATTCTGCCGGAATAGAAGTTCCAGCATTCAAAAGATATATGTGGTAAACTCCATCCTGTTGATTATAAACATATGGAGAAATAACTTCATTACGATAAATATAAAGATTTGACCTAAGATCATTTCTTTCAAATCTTGGAAGATTTTGATCTCTAGTATTCACATCACTTGTAAATGTTCCTACAGAGTGTACTTTTCCGTCAACATCAGTTGTTGAATATGTAAACTGGAAAGAATTTGTAATTCCGGTAACTGCAAATCTTCCATTATAACCTAAATTATTTTCACCAGTTGTATTAGTGCTGCTCTTAACATTTTTGATATTAACAACATCATTCAAATTTAAATTATGAGGAAGTTCTGTAATTACAGTAACATTTCCACTACTTTCACTACATGTTGAAATAAATCTTGGGTTTTTTAATAAATTATAATCTGTTGCGTCAATTACTGTTTGAGTAAAATCAGTGCTTCCTTGACCACCTGTAGTGCTTGATTCTTGAAGAACAAATGCAGACTCTGGATCTTTTGCATTTGATAATTCTTTCGGAACAACTACTCTTACCTTATAAAGTTTTTCATCCAAACTTCTTTCATCAGAAATACGATTTACATATGATAGATCAGTTTTGGTCCCATATGTTGCCGTACCACCAGTATCAAAAGCACTATAAATGGTGTTATTGGCATCAACATGAATAAACCAATTATTATTTTCTGCATCAAATTGAATTGGAGAACCAAGTTCTCCAGAATCTTTATCAGAGACTCTGCTTAAAATATGAAGATTTGTTCCTCCATTTACGGCAACTTCAGTTCCACGAATAGCATTTGTATATGAAGATGCAAGTTTAATTTTTGTTGATCCATCCTTAATCACATAATAAATTTGATGGGCATTAATATTTTCTGGAAGATCACCATCGTCACTGATGATAAGAACTTTTTCTCCGGTTAAAAGATTATTTGAATCAATGGTAAATGAGTTTGATGAAGGTGCTCCAGTTACATTATATGTTTTTACAGAGCTTGTTGTTCCTAAAGCAGTTGTTATTCCAGTTTCACTGATTTCATTATCACACATGTAAATGTTTGCAGAAAATGTCGATCCATTTCCTTCAAAATAAAGTTTATCAGAAACTCTTGCACCAATTCTAAATCCCTGAGTAATTGCGGTTGGTTTAGAATCTTTGGCAGTAAATCCTGAAATATAAAGATGACTTGAAATACCAACAGATGTTGTAACACCAACATCAAGCGATAACCATTCTACTTTTTCTTCAGAAGATACAATTGCTCTTGGTGGAATTACATTAGTAATGAAGGCATTATTGTCTTTTGCAAATGCTTCTTTTTTAAATCCGTCAGAGATCAATGATAATTGACCAAAGTTGGAGTTGGAGTTTGTAATCGATGCATCAGCTCCACTTTCTGCATCAAAGTGCTTATTAAATCCAATTGCAAATACAGAAACTACCTGAACGAAGGCATCGTTCGACATCTTAATATGACTTGTTTCCCACCCTTGGCGATAAATTGCTCCAGAATCAAGGTGATAAACTTGAGTGCTATTCGTCCCAGATGCCGATGCTCCTGCAACAAGTTTAGAACCATCTACAGCACTATAAGGAATCTTATCGTATGCTCTTGATCCACTATTATATTTTGCAAATGCACGATCATCTTTTTGTAGTGAAATAGCAGTAAATTGTGCAACAACGGTACTTTTAAAACCTGCTGCCTTACTACCATCGGCATGTAAACCATTCATTCCCCATACGGAACGCATAGAGACATTAAAAATGTATGGAGAAGCACCATTAACAGTATCAGTTTCAACTGTTACTGTTGCAGAACTTGAACTTGGACTTGGGTTCAAGTTTGGTGTGGAGTTAAAATCGGGAAGCAGATATGTAAACGTTCTTGCTCCAGTTACGTTCTGAACAGTTGTGGAAATATTATATGGGTCAATAACATTACTTCCACTTACTCCCCTTATTCTAATAGGAGTTCCTTGGTTTAATCCATGATCAGTCTCTGTTGTTACTGTTACAATAGAATTAGCAGTTGATCCATTACCCGAAATAATATTACTAATATTAATAGGATCTGAAGCAAAGGCACCAACAATCTCCCATTCTGGATTTTTCTTACTAAAACCAAGAGAAGATTCTGGAAACTTTTGATCAATATTTCGATATGCATTAAAGGCATTTGATACCTTATTATAATACATATCAAGATCAGTTAATGGATAAGATCCAATGTTATTTACACCGTCACAAAATTCAAAACATGTTAATTTGTGGTGAGAGAAGTTTGGTGTTGCTTTATATACAGAACCAAAATCGTCAGGATTTGTATATACAGTTCCACTAGGATCTGCATCAAATAATGAAAATTGCCAAATATAACATGCACCTGTAAGTCTAAAAATAGCAGACTTTCCTATTGTATCATCTGTTGGATTTGGAACATATTTTGGTCTTAACTTTGTCTTTCTTAAATCAAGACCAACAATAGAAGTTCCTCTTGGAATTATAACACCACCATAATAACTATTAAATTTATAAAGAATGTTATCTTCTTGAGTTAGATCAAAATTTGTACTTAAATTGAGATCAAATACAGTAGATGCAACAGACTCTGAACCAGATCTCGATACTGCTTTTGCTCCACTATTATTATATATTGCAAATCCTGGTCGATTATCAATTACGTGCTCACCAGGAAACAGTAAGATAGTTGTTTTTTCTGTAATATCATTATTATCTCCTTTAACATAAGAGAATCTTGCTGCCTCTAAAAGAGCTCTTTGAATAGTCTTAAAAGGTCTTGCAAGAGAATTACCTTCATTTGAAATCGAATCTGTAGAATCTAAATCATCTGGATTTACATATAAGATTCTACCCTCAGTATTTTTGATAAAATTGTCTAACTTATTCAGAGGCATCGTATTATGACTTCTTGAGTTATTTCTATGATTTATTTATGGAAGGTAATCTTCCTCACAAATATAATCAGAGTCATCTGGCATATCTTGTGGATTCTCTAACGGAACAGGAAATATCATAGGGTGCATTTCCTCATCTATCAAATAAAAAGAAGATCTATACAATTCTTCTGGGGTATAACTTCTATTATGTTTCTTTGCTTCTTTAATGATGTCTTGATCGTATAACTGTCCGTCTGCTAACTCATCAAACGTAAATGGCATTCCATTTATAAAATACATCTTCACTATCATACTGTGGGTTTCGCAATCATACCAACAGTATTCGCTAGTGATTCTGTATTCGTAAGACATATACTTACCGTTTAGATATATTTATGGGTACTCTCTATCACCAGGACCGATTGCCATCTCAAAGTCAAAGTAGTCTTCAAATTCCTCAATAATCTTATCCCACAAGTCTTCGGGAGCATTGTCTACAAACATGCCCCATGTTCCAGGATTCTCATCATCGCCATCAGGTTCCCATGTGCAAATCTGTGCATCAGGGCAGGTAATATAAATGAAGTCAAACATTTCCGATTGATCTTCCATTGTTTCGCAATAGATTTTGAGATCGTCCATGTTTTATTTGATTTATTTCTTATTTTTGCCCCGATAAGTGTCTGTCTGTGCATGACAATTAGGACACAAAATGCGGAGGTTTTGTATGGTGTTATTATACTTGTTTCCGTCAATATGGTCAATCTCTATTGGTGCTGGTTTTCCATTCCATTCAGTTATACCACAACATTCACACTTGTGCTGTTTGAGACCTTCTGCTAATAGGCGATTTTTGAGCTTATATGATTGAATAGATCTTTGATTTGACAAATATTCTTCAACTGGTCTTTTTGGTCCAACTTTCTTTCCCTTATTCCACACTTTTCCGTGCATATGCTCTTTTGTTAATCCCAAAGCATCTGCTCTTTTTTTAGCACAAGAATAATTTCCACCAGCTTCTACCAATCCAAGTTTTCCAAGAACTTGTCTTATAGATCCACTAGTAGTCCAAGCTTCTATAAAATCTTCGTCTGTATAGTTTCTATATTGTCCCATTCTTAAAAACGGTATACGCAATACTATTTAGTAAAAGTTGCGTTTTACAAAATACCCGCAGTCGGATTCGAACCGACACTGGAGGAGTTTTAAGCTCCCTATCTCTGCCTGTTGGATTATGCGGGCATAGGTGCAGGTTTCTCTGCCTGTTGGAATACACTCCCGTGATATGAGACCATTATAACTCAAAGAGTGTTAATGGTCAAGTGCTGGTTATAGGTAAATAGTGTTTTTTGATAAACCTATTTACTTGGGTTCTTGAAACCCCCCAGTCATTAGCAATTATAGTTTTAATTCCCCATTTTGTCAAGTCAATTTTATCAAGATATTTAATTCTTTTTTCATATTCCTCACTAAAAGTATTGATATATTCATCCCAGCTTCTTCCATATCTTTTTCTTTTTTTCTTTTTAACTTTTCCCTTGATCCAACCATCTGGCAATGTATTAGTTTTCAACACTCTCTTATTTTCTATCCCATTATTAATCCACATTGATTGGGACATATATTTTCCTGCTTTTTTACCACCTTTCGAGGATGCTTGTTTCTTTTCTTTTTCAGTTAAAGAAAATAATCCCGTTTTATTTTTATAGCATTTTTTTCCGCCAATACTTGCAGTTACTTTAATAATATCCTGTTTTGATATTTGAGATGATAGTCCCTTATAAGCAACATAATCTTCCTTATTATTCCATAAACGCCAATTGCAATAATGAAACATCGTATGGCAAGTTCTTGATACTGTAACTAAATTCTCAAAATCATCTGATCCACCCATATATTTGGGTATAATATGGTGCTTATCAAACAAACCCTCTTTTCTACAACTCATACTTATAATAGGACAGTCCTATTTATTTATATGAGTTTTGTTAAAAATAAGCGGACGGGGAATTGAACCCCGATTGAGCCCTTATAAGGAGCCTCTTTTACCATTAAAGTACCCGCCCAAAAACCACATAAAGTGGAATAGAAGTGGATGGATTCGAACCATCTCAAAGGCGCTAATCTGGCGCAAATCGCTTATAAGGCGACTCTGACTACCAAGTCTCACTTCCTAATGAGTGTCAGGTCAATTATAGCAGACCTGAGATGCTGTTGTCAAGACCCTTCGTTATGTTCTGTGTATATTCGTAATAATTCGTCGTCTGCTGGTATCATGACTGCTATGTTATCTCCGTTTGAGATCCCTATTTGCTCTCCACCTTCAACTCTGGAGATCAGTTCGTCCCAATGTTCTTGCCAGTGATCCACAGTGTAGATTTTCATCGTTGAGTTTATTTAGGTTAAGTATATCACACCTTTTCACAAATTGCAAGGTCCGCATATTCAATCTGATCTTCTTCCAAATTGGCAGTTACAACTTCGAGGACATTCATAAATTGATCGACAGTATCGCACTCTACGAACTTCTCATCTCCTTCGCTGCTGAGCAGAAGGAAAGAGCGAGAGCAAATGTCGATCACGATGCCTTTGACGTACTCGTTCATGCTGTTCCGTTGATTACCCCCATATTATAGGGCATCTGGACCGGGTGGTCAAGGGGTCTGTGCCAGTTGGATTATTGGTTCGAATTGGCGATTCTATTTGCCTCATCGATGATAACTTGAGCAGTTTCTTCCAAATTATCCTCAGTTAAATTTTTAAATAACTCTATCAAATACTCTGAACCAATATATCCAATATTATTATTGTTGGTTCTCTCCTCAATAATTTTCATACATTTTTTGGAAAGACTTGAATCTAGAATATGAATATCTAACATTTTTTTATTATCTTATTCATTAATGTATCTATAATAATCAATATCAATGGATAAATTACTTCTTGCAGTTTCACTGTCACCACCGTAACCTCCACCCGCCAATCCAGGAAATCCAGCTCCATAAGAAGCTCCTCCTCCTGTCACTAATGTTATTGCCGTTGATGGTTTATATTCATAAGAACCGTCACCAAATGTAACAGTATCTGTCATCTGTTCTGCTGGCAATTTCCATACCTGAATAACATTTCCAGAAAAATTACCATCTATTGCTGAAGTACTATTAGCAGAAACAGTAACTAAAATAATTTTACCATCTTGATATTCAATTCTACAAATATTGGAAGTATTCGTTGTTGAATTTAATCCTACCTCATATGTTGTAGCACCACTAGTAACTCCTTCCAGTTTATTATTCCACAATATGCTTCCATAACTACTCATTGCAAAAATATTAATGATACTTTTAGTTGATATAACAGCACCATAAACTATACCATCACGATATGCAAAAGTATCATGAGATAAAAGAGCCCAATATGGAGAAGGTCTATCCGAATCTTCGATTCTATACTTGTAATTAGAAACTTGAAGAAGATTGGAATCCAAAAATACAATATCGTTTGTATAACCACCATAATATTGATATATCATTACCGAGTGCCCTATACTTGATGGGGTTCTATTTGTTAAACTAGTCATATTTGCCCAAATACCATATGGAAATATGTTTGAATTTACACCAGGAGATGAGTAATTAGTTCTATGTATAGTTACAGTATTACTACTATTCAATTTCGTGAGAGTTCCAAATATTGCCTGCGATACATAAGGACTATTTGTATATCCTCCATAACCACCACCATAAAAACTTGTACCGTCCGTAGTTATGGTAGCCATGGATCCTGCTCCAGAAAGACAAGAATTTCCGGGATATCCCCCCCCATTACTGATTATAGTCCCATCGGATGTTGATATCTTTTTATGTACATATCTTGTCCTACTTTGAGAACAATCATAGTAAGCAGTATTTCCGCTTAGTATTACATCATCATTTCCAGTAATTGCGAATTCATATACCCCAGTGATACTAGCATATAATCGTTGCCAAATAATCGAACCATCAGTTTTTGATAACTTATACATTCTTGAACTAGAATATTCTTCTTGGACAAAATAGTAAATGTTATTATCACTGTCGGTGTCTATCAAAGAAGTGGTACAGTCTTGAGTTGTGTCAAAAGATTGTTCCCAAATAAGTTCTCCGGTTCTAGACCATTTGCTAATAAAAGGAACTTTATCGCGAGTAGAGTCGTGATAATAGTTAACAACTCCGACAAGAATATTCCCTTCTCTGTCAAAAGTTGCATGAGTAGTTCTTGAACTTGTGCATGAATTATAAGTTGTAGAACTTGTACTTCCAATTTCCAATAAAAATAAGTCTGTAGTCACATCAAAAATTTGTTTCCATGCACCATCTTCTTTAATATATTGCTTATTAACTCTTTCCCAGACACCATTATGTTTTATATAAGTATCTTTAATGGTACTCCAAAAGTTTGTTGTTCTGATATAATTTTCTGCCATGTCTAGGAAACTCTCATAATATAGGCAAGTGCATAGTATGGTGGGAGGTTTTTGTTTGTTCCAGATTCACCTGCAGTTCTTGTTGTGTGTCCATCACCCACACCGACGGTGGTCATTAATATACTTTCATTACCTAGATTACTCACATAGCTGGGTAAACCGTGACTATGACTTACGACAACTGCGTCTTTACTACCACCAATTGTTGTTCCAGTGCCGGTAATATTTGTTGCAGGATAATCAGTACTATTAACCGTAAGAGTAGTCGCAGCACCAACTACAAAGCGATCTCTAAGATCTGGTGTTACTATT